GTATTCTTTCAAGCGTTTTCCACTCTTCCATAATGCATCCCTTTGTACATTTATTTATCTAAATATTTTATTTTTATTCTAAATGCTGATATTTTGGAATGCTAAATAGTACAAGAAGGATAAGAATAATATGACGACCGCAGTTAGTACAGCAGAAATATGGGCTAAAGTCGCCGCAGAACAAACTGTTGCGTTAGAGGCAGCAAAGAAAGCACTAGTTCAAGCTACTGCTAATGCCGCAGCGGCAGCTAGAAATTTTAATACTTCCCAGCAAGCATTGGCTAATGCATATGCAACAGGAGCTTCGGCGGCTCAAATTGCAGCGTTGAATGCAAATACAATTGCCTTATCTAACCAGCAAATAGTAGCAAATAGCCAAGTAAATAACGCGGCTCAAACCGTACAAGCTACACAGACATCGCTAACCGAAGCAAATCAAAAAGTTGCAGCCAATCTAAAAGCAGAACAAACATCAATAGATCAACCAGCTGGTCCGGTTACGTCTGTGCCGGCTGCCAATACTGAAAATACGCCGCTGCCGGCCGTAGAAAATCCTTCGCCTGCTCAGGTGACAACTAATTTAGCACAAAATGCCGCAACAAATGAGGCTATACAAGACAAAAAACCTCCTGAATCTAATCTAGCACAAAACGCTGCAACAACCAATGAAGCCGCACAAGACAAAAAAGTAGTAAGTGGCGACCCGCCAATTGATAGAAGAATGGCTGATGCGGATTATATTAATAATTTAATTCCAACTACAGGGGAACGCGGGGCACAAGGATTAACTCTTGCAAAATTAGATGCACAATCACAAGCAACAACGCAAGATGTTGTAAATTTTCAAGCAAAAGCAGATTGGCGTGTTAGACTAAGTTTGAGTCCCGGAGCACAGCAAGCACAATATTTGTATTACGCACAAGATCCAGGTATACTTGCTCCGCTTTTAGCAACAGACGGAGTTATATTCCCCTATACACCATCTATATCAGTTTCTTATAATGCAAACTATGAACCAACTGAGTTGACTCATTCTAATTATAAATTCTTTACTTATAGAAATAGCAATGTTGATAGCATAACGCTTGGGTGTGATTTTACTGCACAGGATACATTTGAAGCAAATTATTTACTTGCAGTGATTCATTTCTTTAGAACAGCAACCAAGATGTTTTATGGTCAAGATCAAAATCCCAAGAACGGTACACCCCCACCATTGTGTTATCTAAGTGGGTTGGGTGCATTTCAATTTGATGCACATCCATTAGCAATAACTGGTTTTAATTATTCTTTACCAACTGATGTTGATTACATACGTGCAGGAAATAATCCTTCTCCCGCAGGAGTTAATAGAGAAAACAGCCCTTCTCAGCCTAAAGCAACAACAGGATTTTCTGTAGCAGGGGCTATTAGAATGCTAGGTAGTTTTATTAATCCGGGTGCTATCCAGTCAGCACCACAATTTAGAACACCAAGTAGCTATACAGCTACTAGAGAACCAACATATGTACCTACTAAAATTACATTAAGTATAACAGCAGTCCCAATTGTAACAAGAAATGATATCAGCAATAAGTTTAGTCTAAAGCAATATGCAACTGGTTCATTATTACGTGGAACTAAACGTGCCGGCGGAGGAATGTGGTAATGGCAAACAATATATATCCAGCAACAAGTCCGTATTATTTTACGGATGAAGTCAACAATAATTTTTTAGATGTGATGATAAATCGTCCCATCCCAATGCAACCATCTGACATATATTGGGAAATAACAACTGTATACGAATATAGACCTGATTTATTAGCTTATGACTTGTATTCAGATAGTAAATTATGGTGGGTATTTGCAAGTAGAAACCCAAATAGATTAAAAGACCCCTACTTTGATTTTGTTGCAGGTGTTGGTATTTACTTACCTAAGTTAGATATGTTAACTCAAACATTAGGAATATAATGCCAGATACAAAAAATCAAAATCTAGCTAATGATGATAAACAAAATCCACCTATTATAGGAGAGATTACTAGTTTGTTACACAGGTATCCTCCTCCAGGAAGTCCGGCACCGGTACAAGCAACACCTACTACACAAAGTGGAAAAATAAATACTGAAGCTGCACAAACAAGTACACCAAAGCCGGGCAAAAGACCACAAAACCCACTAGCTAATTTTTCAAGTTATACGTATCAGATATCATTGTATATGATAACACCTGATGCATATGATGCATTTATTGAGTCTGGTAGAAAAAATATCAATGCCATAAATAATATATCTGCTGCCGGCGAACAAACTATAACTCAAGTTAATCAACAAGCAGCTACAAGAGAAGCTGCGATTAATTCGGGGTTCGTACAAGGTGTAGGAGAAAGGGGAAGAACAACATCTCCGCCTTCCCCATCAGCACCAACAACAATAAAAAAAGGCGGCGCATTCTTAGTCGCACAGAGTGGTGGCATCAACAATACAAACTCAAAACGTGCTCCTGGATTTGATTTAGATTTTTATATAGATAATTTAAGATTAGATCAATCAATAGGTACTCCAGACGTTCAAGGTTCAACTAATGTAACAGCTTTTAAATTTGAAATTATTGAACCATATGGATTTTCATTTCTAACAAAATTGCGTGAAGCGTCTAATGCTTTATTAGGAATGTCTAATACTGCCAATCTTAAAGCACTTACCGATCCGTCGAGACAGTGTTTTATTTTAGGTTTTAGATTTTTGGGATATGATAAAGATGGTTATTTGATTGATCCTACTAAAATTTCAGGAGTTGACGGTGATCCACAAGGAAATGCATTTGGACTTTATGAAAGATTTTATGACATTCAAATTAATAAAATAAATTTTAAACTTGATGGTAGAGCTGTTGTTTACAACATAGAAGCTGCGCCTGTACCTACTGTCGTGGCGTTTGGAACACGACATGGTGTAGTTTGGACAGGTGCAACTGTTGCAGGAAAAACTGTATATGAAGCCCTAATGGGAGGTTCAGAGATATCAGGTAGTCAGACTAATACTACTGCAAATACAAAAACAAAGAGACAAGGTGGCAATTCTATACCAATCGGATTACTTGCAAAACTAAACGGGGATCAAAAAATATTATATGATACTGGAAAGATTGGTATACCTGCAGAATGGGATGTAGTTTTCTTAGGAGAAGCTGATACAGAAATTAAAAACGCATCATTAGTTAGTAAAGCAGACTTGGACAAGAGAAAATGGATACCAAGTGAAGCTACTAAAACCGCAGAGTCGAATGTAAATTCTGAGCAACTTCCACCAGATAGTACTATTCGTCAGATTCAGTTGGGTCAGGGTATTACCATTTTACAAGCAGTTAATGATATTATAAAACAAAGTTCGTATATGGAACAAGCGTTGACTACATTATACAACGCAGCAACAGAACCTGATACAGATACAAATTCACCTGAAGAACAAGTAAACAAAAATCCTAAAGAACTCAAATGGTATACAATGCATGCGGAAGTAAAAATCAAAGGATATGATGTTAAACAAAATGACTTTGTTTATAAAACTACTTATATAATTCAACCCTATTTAACTCCGGCTGTTCTAAGTTCCTACGCAGCAATTGTTACAAAGTATTATGGCCCTTACAAAAGATATGACTATTGGTTTACTGGAAAAAATTCAGAAGTTATTAGCTACACCCAAGAATTAAATAATGCATTTTTTGGTGTTACTATGGGGGGTGAAGGTGTAGGAAACCGACTTCCGGGAGGAAATGCTAATATCCCTACGATTGTAGGGCAACCCCAGGGTCAACCAGACCAAGGTAGATTGAATATAGGTATGGAAGCACAAAATTCATATATGACCAGTTTATATGACCCAAATAGTTTTTCTACAGTTAAACTTAATATCATTGGTGACCCAGACTTCTTAATGCAACCTGCTCCTAGCAGCATAAATTCATTGTATAATCAATTTTATGGGACTGATGGTTATACTATAAATCCAAACGGTGGACAAGTTTTTGTGGAACTATGCTTTAAAGAACCAACTGATTATAAAAATAGTACTGGTTTGATGGATATAAATCAATCAGTTTATATTTGGAAATATCCAACCAAGATTCAACGTGAAATAGATCAGCGCGGGGGAGGTATTATAATTGAAGTACTTAGTCTTATTAGTACCTTTAAAGGTGGCAAATTTCAGCAAGAGATAACAGGAAGACTATCTACGTTTGATAACAACGACAAAGTAACCAATGCAGTTGACGGAAGAACTCCTGAAGCACAGGCTCGTGATCCAAACGGAGCATATCGAGGAGATAGAACCAACGTAACGCCTGCACCAACATCTACTGGAACAGGCACAACCAATGTTACTGGCTTTGGCAGCACTCCACCAAACACCTTTCTTGATCCTGCTCAAAAAGCGCAGTTGTCAATTGGAAATTACACTAACAATTTCTTAGATCCTATGCAACGTAGAACACAAAATCAAACTCTAACTGTACCTACAAAAACCGGACTAACTCAAGATGATGATGCAGGATAATATATAAGTAAATAATTATGGCAGAAAATAATTTTAAACCAAAAGGTCAAGCAAAGCAAAGCGCACCTAGTGCAGGTGGCGGGGTACTACGTTCTGTTCCTGTATTAGGCGTAGTTAAAAATAATATTGACTCTACTAGAGGTGGAAGAATACAAGTTTATGTTTCTGACTTTGGTGCCCCTGATCCTGATAATAATTCAAGTTGGGCTACAGTAAGTTACATGAGTCCTTTCTTTGGTGTAACTCCTGCTAACGGAGGAAGTGGCTCAGAAGATTACGGTGATTATACCAAGAATCCCAGTTCGTATGGAATGTGGTTTAGTCCTCCTGATTTAGGAAGTACTGTAGTTTGTATTTTCATTAACGGTGATCCAAACTACGGGTATTATATCGGCGGCGTATTGCCACCGGAATTGTTACAGATGATTCCTGCAATAGGTGCATCAGAAAATATCGTAGCAAATGAAGCAGAAGCTGCAGGATTAGGTGGTGCAACTAAATTACCAGTAACTAATTTAAATACAAACAACTCAGCGATAACAGATTCGCAAGGATTTTTAACTGCACCTAAACCTGTTCACAGCTATTCAACTGCTATCTATACTCAACAAGGTCTAGTTCGTGATCCTATAAGAGGACCAATATCAAGTAGTGCATTACGTGAAAGTCCATCAAGAGTTGGCTGGGGAGTAAGCACACCCGGTAGACCAATCTATCAAGGTGGCTTTACTGACAATGACATTCTTAAACAAGGTGACGCAGAAAATACAGCACTAGAAGTAATTTCTCGCCGAGGTGGACACAGTATTGTAATGGACGACGGCGATGCTATTGGTAATGACCAATTGATACGTTTAAGAACTGCATTAGGTCATCAAATACTATTAAGCGATAACGGTCAATGCTTGCATATAATTCATAGCAACGGGCAAAGTTATATTGAGTTGGGTAAAGAAGGTACTATTGATATGTACTCAACTAACAGTGTTAATGTTAGAACGCAGGGTGATTTGAACCTACACGCTGACAACAATATAAACATTAATGCCAAAAAAGATTTAAATATCGCAGCAGATAACATAAACATAAATGCCGAAAAGAATATAAGTTGGCGTGCAGGCGGAAATTTTAGTGGATACACGCTAGGTAAATATTCTATTAAGGTCACTGGTTCTATGAGTATGGCAGCAGCCGGCGAAGGTTCTTATGCTAGTGATGGCGTTATGTATGTTAATGGTAAAAAAGTAAATCTCAACACCGGTACTACTTCAAATACACCAGCATTTACTCCATTGATAACTCAAGTAGCACACACTGATACATTATCCGATCCAGTAAAGGGATATGCAGCAGCACCTGGATTATTACTTTCAATTGTAAGTCGTGCCCCTGCTCACGCACCGTGGGCAAATGCAGGTCAAGGTGTAGATGTTAAAGTTTCAACCAGCGCTAGTGCTGCTTTTCCAGCACCCCCGACTTCCGCAGCAGCAGCCGCAACTACAAGTGCAGCAACTGCACCCACAAAAACTACTACTCCAGCAATAGCATCTACTGTTCCAGCAGCACCGGCAGCCAGTGACGCATTGAATAAAAACGTAACATCAGCAATGATTAGTGGTGCAGCTACTAACGCAGCTTCACTAGCACCTAATCTATCAAAAGTTGGTTCGGGTGTAGTGACTGATGCTACAGGAAAAATTAATGCAGTAGTGGGTTCACTTGGTATGACTCCCCAACAAATGGAAATTGCCGGTATATTAAAACCAGGTGCAGCAACGTTAGTGACAGGGCTAGTTCAAGGTGGTTCTAACGTAGCATCGGCAATGACAAACAATCTTTTCACTGGCATACCCGGAGCAGAAAATCTATCGTCATTCACACAAAATATTGGAGCACAAGCAAATGCACAAGTTTCAAACTTTCAACAAGCGCAAGCTGGATTGACTCAAGCAGGTGTGATAACTGGAAACGAATCTCCTACTGCAATTGCAGGTTTAGTTAATGCTGCGTCACAAGTAGGTTTAAAAACCACAGTTGATTTTGTTAAAAATTCAAACTCTACTAATTTTGGGAGAGGGTAATGGCTACTAATTTATTATCTGCTGCTGCAAGTCAAGTGTTGGGTGCTGGAAGTAACGTAGCATCAGCAATTGCTTCAGGTGGATTTGCATCAAACATGGCCACTAATGTAACAGGTGGATTGGGCTCATTAGCTACGTCACTTGGTGGAATTTCTTCAGGCGTAACAGGGTCTATCTCTGGAATTACCGGAGGGACAGGTAATGCTATATCATCATTTGCAAATGGTCTAAGTGCCGCAGGCGTTGATTTAAAAACAGGAAAAATACCAGCACTAGAAGCTGCGGCTTCATCTGGTGAATTTAAAAGTCAAGTCGAGTCTGTTAAAGGTTTAGCAGGGTCTGCGTTTGGCGCAATAACAGATTCTTTCAAGTCGTTGAAAGCAGGTATACCGCAAGACTTAAAAGCAATTGCACAAAAAAACGCAGCAGAGCAAGCAGCAAACGATGTTAAACCAACAGGTACATTAGCATCTTTGCCCGGAGATTTAGCAAAAGCACAATCAGTATTGGGAGCAGCATCAGCAAATATCCCGGGACTGTCGGGTCTTGCTGGAAGTTTACCTGCGTTAGGTGCTGGATTAACAAGTGTAGGTTCTTCTTTAAATAGTGGTAGTGGGTTGAGTGCGTTACCGGGGGGCGGAGCCGCAGCATATGCTTTTGTAAATAATGCAACAGGAGCAAGTTTATCTTTGCCTTCATTGTCTGGAATAACCTCTGCTGCACAAAATGCATCAGCTAGTGTATTAAATGGAATACCCTCAGCCAATGCACTATCAAGTATAGGTACTTCTTTGTCGGTTGGCAATTCATCTATAAGTGGACTAGTCAACAAACTATCATCTAGTTTACCTGATCTAACAAAAAACATATCAGCCGGAACTCAAAGTTTATCATCATTAGCTAGTACCGGATTACCCGCCGGTGCTGCAGCCTCACTATCAGCAAGCATAAATTCTCTTAGTGCTTCTGGGGCAAACCCAATAAAAATGCCAACAGTAGCAGTGAATACAACTGATAGGAGTGAAATAACCTCGCAAATCAGTAGCCTACTGGGTGACAAGAAAATTCCTGCTCCAAACTTTTCAGGCCTTCTTGCTACTACTAGCCGAGACCTATCACAAACTGAACTTAATGCATACAATGCAACTTCAAAAGAAATTACCACATTAGTAGATTCACGTTTTGATGTAGACAAAGCTGAAAGAGATGCAAGATATGCACTCAGTAAAGCTAAACAAGATTTACCACAAGGTGACCCTGCTATAACTGCTTTAGAACAAGCAGTTGCGACAGCTACAAATAAATTAAACGATTTGGATAAAAAGATAGTGTCTCTACGAAATAAATTGTATACACTGACTACTGGTAAGCCACCGCCAAACACTGTAGCAGCATAAATACATCATGCCCTCATACATTGGATTCAGTACTATAAATGCGTACAAACCGCAATCTACAAACCTTCCCACTGGTCCTGCTGCTGGTACGGGGTCGGTAGTAAACCCCTACAATGTAGGAAATCAATTTGGTTTAGTTGATTCACCATTGGTGGTACAAGATTTTGTTAATGTTCTTAATATTCGTCAAGGTGAAAAAGTAGGACAACCCGGATATGGCACTACATTGTGGTCATTTATTTTTGAACCAAATACCGCAGATGTTCAATTTCAACTAGAAAATGAAATACGCAGGGTAGCAAATAATGATCCTAGACTAATTCTTAACACAGTGAAAGCATATCCCCAAGAAAACGGAATATTACTAGAAGTTGAGTTAGCAATATCTCCGTTCAACCAAGCACTCGAACTAAGCGTATTTTTCAATAGTTCTACAAACCTTGCTATTTTGCAATAACTCTTAAAAATCCATATTTTCAAGTATGATAAATACTTAAAAGAGAATAATTATGGCTACAAGTTCAAGACAATCAGCATTATTTGGCGTAAACGACTGGAAAGCAATTTACCAGACCTTTAATCAAGCCGATTTTAAAAGTTATGATTATGAAACTTTGCGTAAAAGTTTCATAGATTACTTACGTGCATATTATCCAGAAACTTTCAATGATTATATTGAAAGTTCTGAATTTATTGCATTACTTGACGTTATGGCTTTTATGGGTCAGGGTCTTGCGTTCCGCAATGATTTAAACACCCGTGAAAACTTCATTGACACTGCTGAACGTAGAGATAGTGTTATCAAGTTAGCAAATCTTGTAAGCTATACTCCCAAACGTAATTTAGAAGCGCAAGGTTATTTAAAAGTAACTAATATTCGCACCACTCAAAATATCACCGACTTGAATGGGTTCAACTTAAGTAACGTACCAATATTATGGAATGACCCTGCAAATACAAGTTGGCTAGAACAGTTTAATACAATTATTAATGCTGCATTAGTTAATACTCAACGAGTTGGTCTACCGGCAAACACTGCACAGATTCTTGGTGTGAAAACTGACGAATATACTTTGCAAATACCGGCAGGTAGCTTGCCTGTAATACCTTTTAATTCTACCGTTAACGGAATGAACATGAATTTTGAATTGTGCAGTGTAAGTACAGTAGGTGAAGATTATGTTTATGAATTGCCACCTGCACCTACAAATAGATTCAACATGTTATATCGTAATGATAAATTAGGTTACGGTAGTCCTAACACAGGTTTCTTCTTCTATTTCAAGCAAGGGTCATTGACTAATTTTGATTTCACGTTGCAAAATCAAATATCAAACCAAGTAATTGATATTGGCGATATACAGGGTGTTAACAACACTGATACTTGGTTATATCAAATAAGTCAAGCTAATGGTGCATTTGGATTATGGAAAAAAGTTGACAACATTTATGCAGATGCATACTTACAAACCGAGTCTAGTATCAGAGAAATTTACTCAGTTAATAGTAGATTTAATGACCAAGTAAGTTACATATTTGGTGACGGTGTGTTCAGTCAGATTCCAGTAGGAAACTTTAGATCATATGTACGTGCAGGTAATGCATTGACATATACAATTCAACCTACAGAAATGCAAGGTCTTAGTGTCTCAATTAATTATGTAAGTAGGGTAGGCAGAGTTGAGACATTGACAATTGGATTGTCATTGCAAGTACCTGTGTCAAATGCTCAAGTTCGTGAATCACTTGCTGAAATTAAGCAACGTGCTCCAAGTCGCTACTATACACAAAATCGTATGGTTAATGGACAAGATTATAATAATTTTCCATACACACTATACAGTTCAATCATAAAAAGTAAAGCAATTAATCGTAGTAGTGTTGGTGTAAGCAAAAACTTAGATTTGCTTGATCCAACTGGTAAATACAGCAGCACTAACAGTTATTCAAATGACGGTGGAGTTTGGTTGGATAATACTAACAGCTACTCATTACTAACTATAAACAGTCTCAGTGATATTACTACTTTCCTAACTAGTACATTGGCTGCAATTTTAGCAGACAACCGCTCACTACAATACTATACTCAGAATTATGCTAGGTATGCAATAGGATCAACCACTGATACTGCATTAGTAAGTGATCTATCTTCAAATGCAGTTTATTGGCAGACTAGTACAGTAGACGCTAACAGTAATACTGGTTATTTTTACAACATAACAAATGGTGTAGACACTGCAATACCAGTAGGTACCTACTCAACCTCTAACGCAAAATACATTACAAAAGGCGCATTGTTAAAATTTATTGCACCTTCAGGCTATTACTTTGATAACAATAATAGACTAGTCAGTGGCATAGCAAGTCCGTCAGATATCACCTACATTTGGACTACTGTGTTAAATGTAGTTGGTGACGGATACAACAATGGAACAGGTCAGTTTGCTAATGGTACAGGTCCAATCACACTAAATGGATTTGTTCCGTCTAGTGCAATTATGACTACAGTTATACCTGCATTTAGTAATACTTTACCTAAATCAGTTACTGACGAATGTACAATTAGATTAGATTTACAACAAAACTTCTCATTAGTTTTTAATAATAGTTTAACTATTGCACAAGCACGTTGGAGTGTAGAGCCATATAATACTAGTTCTTATTTTGTTAATTTTGAAAGTGTTGGCTACAACAGATACTCTGTAACGTATCGCTCGTTGGCATACTATTTTGGTAGTGTAGCTGATACTAGATTTACATATGAAGCGGGTAAGTTAGTATATGATCCCTTCTCTGGTATTATATTGCAAGACTTTGTTAAAGTTTTAGAAACAAACACACAACCTAATAGTAAGTATCCGTTGAGCCAACCAATTACGGCTAGTATCATTGGACAAACAGTTCAAAGTGATGGGTATATAGATGATTTTGAAGTAGAAGTTGCTAGCATAGACGTATATGATAGAACAATAATAGATAATCCAGACTTCTTTAATCAAGCAACTGGTTATGTAAATGGTAATACCAATATTGGTATATACGCATTTTTTGAAGAAATACAAGATGCTATTAATTTGTCACGTAAGCAATTGATATCTTCAACTCAAGTAATATATCAATATCCTACTCAATCACAAATTGAAATTGTAAAGTATGAGTATCCTGAAGGTCAATTATTTTATGCTTACTCAGACAATGTATTTTATATTACAGTGCAAGATCCAACCGTCTTGACATCATTTTATACTTTAGTAGCACAACCTCAATATTCAATGAAACCAGGTCGTCAAGGTTTACAGTTTCAATATCGTCATAACAGTAATAATACTACACGTATTGATCCTGCTACAACAAACATTATTGACTTGTATGTAGTTACTCAAGCGTATTATACACAATATCAGAATTATATTCAAGATAGTACAAATACAATACCTATACCAATGCGTCCAACTATCAGTGAATTAACTACGCAGTATAGTCAAGTACAAGATTTTAAAATGCTTAGTGATAGTGTTATCGTAAACAGTGTTATATTTAAACCATTGTTTGGTGCTAAGGCGGCGGCTGCTCTTAGGGGAACAATCAAAGTTATCAAGAACTCTAACACTAATGCTAGTGACAGTGAAATTCGCAGTGCTGTATTAACACAAATCAATAATTATTTTAATATTAATAATTGGAATTTTGGAGATACTTTTTACTTTAGTGAATTAAGCGCATATATTCATAGTGCCATCGGTGAACTTGTTAGTTCTTGTGTACTGGTACCAAACGATCCCACAATGGCGTTTGGTGACTTGTATGAAATAAAATGTTTACCGTATGAAATATTTGTAAACGCTGCAACCTCAAGTGATGTGCTTGTAATAGCTGCCCTCACACCCGCCGAATTGCAGATAGCATAAGTAATATATAACCAAAGAGATTATAAAGATGGCAACAAGAATTAGAACATTAGATTTTTTACCAGAAATATTTAAAACAACTACTAACAGTCAATTTCTAGCAGCAACGCTTGATCAATTGGTAGCGCAACCCAATACTCAAAAGATACAGGGGTACATAGGTAGTAAATTTGGTTATGGTGTTAACGCTAATGACTACTATGTTACAGAACCAACAAAAACTAGAACAGATTATCAATTAGACCCGGGTGTTGTTTTCTTAAAAGAAAATGATACTACTGCAAAAGATTTTATTAGTTATCCAGGAATAATTGATGCTTTAAAATTACAAGGTGGAATAACAGATAACAATAATAGGCTTTTTAATAGTGAGTTTTATTCTTGGGATTCATTTACTAACTTAGACCCAATCATTAACTTCAATCAGTATTACTGGTTACCAACGGGTCCTGATAGTGTTACTATTTCTTCCGGTATTGTATATAATAAAGAGGACTATCTAGTTCAATCAGAAAGTTCTTTCTATTTAATTTCTTCAACTACTAATGCTACTCCAACAGCAAACCCAACGCTAACTCTATTGCGTGGTGGAACTTATACTTTTACAGTAAATCAAGCAACTCAATTTTGGATTCAGGGAGTTCCCGGAGTTACTGGGTATAACACAGAGCAAATTCAAACTAGAGATGTATATGGAGTTACTAACAATGGTGCTACGCAAGGGGTTGTAACATTTTCTGTACCACAAAAAAATGCGCTAGATGATTATAATTTCCCCGGAGATAATCGTGTTGACGTAATATCTACATTACCGTTTAGTCAAGTAAACGGCGCACCAGTAAATGAGATTGGTGGCATAGACGGCGTAACTGCACTTGAGGGGTTGACCGTTATGTTTTATAACACCGGTATATATGATGAAATTGGTTATGTAGATAAATTCTACGACCAAACTTTATACGATCAAGACGGTGGCGTACCATACAATGAAGCCGCTAACTATCCAGGTACTGCAATCTTTAATAATAATTACGAAGGTGGTTTCTATAGTGAAGTAAATGCAACTTTTTATACTGTTACATTGCTTGGAACACAAGACAATCCAGTAATACAACTTCTCCCTGTAAGTGGAATCCCTACCAACGAGAGAATAACTGCAAACTATGGATCTGAGTGGGTAAACAAAGAATTTTATAGAAGCACAATAGGTGAAATTTCACAGATACCTTTTAACAGTGCAATACTAGACACACTATATTATCAAGATGGAATCAATCCTAATAAAGTAGGAATAATTAGTATAATTGAAGATAATAATACTAGTGAGATTGATATTAATACTAGTATTTTAGGTAAAACAAACTACACTTCACCCAATGGAGTAGTATTTACCAATGGACTAAAAGTAATATTTCAAGGTAATGTATACCCTTCCAAATATATAAACAATGAATATTATGTAGAAGGTGTAGGCACTGCAATTGAATTAATCGATGTCACTACATTAATATCTCCCGGAACGTTTACCTCAGGTGAGTATACTCCTTTCGATACTATACCATATGATATTGGAAACTATGATAGTAGTTTGTATATTCCAGTAACACCGGATTATATTACCATAGCTAGAAATTCAATTAGTAGAAATCCATGGTCACGTAGTAATCGTTGGTTTCACATTGATGTTATTAATGCAACTGCCAAATATAATAATAATCCAAATTTAATTACTCTTTACACTACTCCGGCTAATAAAGCAAAAAGGCCAATAATTGAATTTTATCCAAATCTTCGCCTGTTCAATACAGGCATCGTAGGAAAAAATCCAATCGACTTTATTGACAATAGAACTACTGATGCATTTACTTATGTAGCAGGACAAGCTAGTTACTATCCTGACGTTGCAGGATGGTCAGGGTATGATGCTGTTGTTACTCCTGTAACAGGAAATATTACAACAGTAACAGCTACGCAAACATTATCATTAGTAAATCAAGTTGCTCTTTCTAGTATAATCGGTTTACATGTCAACGACACTATTACTTTTGGTGGTTCTGTGTTTGGTAATATTGTAGCAGGTAATATATATTATATCAATAGTATTCAAGGAACAAATATTGTAATATCTGAGGTGTTACAAGGCGTAGCGGTCACGTTAACTACTGCTTCAGGTACAATGTCTACAGTAATAACTCCGTACAGCACGTTTATTACTATACCCACAAGTAGTGTATTTGGATTATTTGAAAATGGACAATATATTACTGATTCGACGGGGGTGTTACCTTCGGTTACAATCGTTAATAATGTTGAAGTAGTAGGATCTAATACAGTATTAACTGTATCATGGTATAGCCCGACTACAGTGCTTGGCACATCTGTGGCATCAGTGGTTACTGCTGACACTTCTTTAGATAATTATGCATTGTTTAATGGTTCACGTATTGTATTTGCTGCTGACACTAATTTAAGTATCAGAAATAAAATATACATCTCAAGATTTTCTACCATTGAGAATAACACTACCCCTGTAATAACATTAACTGAAGCAGATGATGGACTAGTTTTGCCAGAAGAACAAACCGCAGTCTACAGAGGTTATAATTATAGAGGTAAAGATTTCTATTTTGACGGGGAAAATTGGATAGAAAGTCAACAAAAAACTCAACTTCAACAAGCACCTAAGTTTGATTTATTTGATTATAACGGAGTAAGTTTGGGTGATAGTACAGTATATGGAAGCACTTCATTTACAGGTTGTACATTGTTTTCATATGGAATTGGTAATGGAAGTGATGATACTGTTTTAGGTTTCCCATTACGATATAGTTCAGTTGATAATGTAGGGGACATAAGTTTTGATGTAACATTGAATAATCAAACATTTAATTATGTTGAAGGAATTACCTCAATAACTGAAAAAGTAAATGTAGGATATGTATATAATTATACCACTGATTACAATGTAGTTAGGCAGTTAGGTTGGCAAACAGCAGTGTCTCCAAGTGTACAATATCAAATCTTTGATTTTAATTTTGTTGCCTCTAAGAACATCAATACTTTAACGTGTGACATTGCGCCGGTAAGTTCAGCCTCTACAAATTGGCCAACAATACAAGTGTATATTAATAACAATTATTTGACCAATACATTATACAATGTTACTACAACTAGTGATTCAACTACGATAGAATTATTAGATTTACCTTTAGTAGATACTGTTATTCAGGTGTTAATAATCAGTGACCAAGTTAGTCCCACTGCTTATTATCAAACACCTATCAACTTGAATAATAACCCGTTCAATGAAGATTTGACTTCAGCTAATATAGGTGATATACGAGGACAATATCAAAGTATTTTCTACAATAATCCTAATATGATAGGTGAAGTATTTGGACCAAACAACTATCGTGATTTAGGTAATCTAGTGCCATGGGGTAACAGAATTATTCAAAATAGTGCCTCACTAGTGTTACCGGGAACATTTTTACGTAATCAATCACATGAACTGTTTAATGCGTTGATGTACAACAGCAGACAATACATTAATTTTAAAAATTTATTAGTTGATATAATTAATAATACTGATTATTCTAGTATTTTATCTCCTTCGGTAATGCTTGATAATGCATTAGATCAAATTAATGCAGCATATACCGACAGTCAACCATTCTTTTGGAGTGATATGTTGCCATCTAAGGCACCTTACATTTCAAATATCTATTCTTTTGCAAACTCACTTGATGTAAGTAGATACCCGTTAAGCAAAATTTATAATTTTGCTACTGCAAACTATTATGGTGTATTAGTTTATCTAACTCGTAACGGAGTTCAAACTCAATTAATTTCAGGTGTGGATTACACAGTAAGTTCAGACTCACCTTCTTTAACTATAACAACTGACTTATTACCAAATGATCAGATTACTATTAATGAATATAATCAAACATACGGTAGTTATGTACCAAACACCCCTACTAAGTTAGGTCTGTTCCCTGCAACTATTCCAAGTGTAACCCTAGATACAGCTTACAATCCCGCAACATATTTTATTGTAGGACACGATGGTTCATTCAATAAACTATACGGGGAATATAATCCTATCACTAATAAGTTAACAGATTTCAGAGACCAAGTATTACTTGAATATGAAACTCGTGTATATAACAATTTAAAATTAAGTGAGACCGCCCCTGCTGGTTCGTATGAAGGAATACTTATTCCTGGGTTCTTTAGAAACACAGATTATACCTATGATGAGTTCTTACAAATATACAGCGAATCATTCTTAAATTGGGTAGGACAAAACAGAATTGATTATAAAACCCAATTCTATAATAAAACTAATCAATTTAGTTTTAACTATAGAAACAGTGGCAACAAAATAAATGGTGCTGCAATTGAGCAAGGTTATTTCAGAGGTACATATTTATATTTCTATGATACCTCTACTCCTGACGAAACTCCATGGGAAATGATTGGTCTTAGTAATAAACCAACATGGTGGGAATCTAGATACGGTGCTGCACCATACACAAGTGAAAACTTAGTTTTATGGGGTGATTTAGCAGCAGGTATAGATTGGAATAACGGTGCACCTTTTGTACGACCTAACTATGTGCGTGATGGATTATTAGACATAATACCGGTGGATAGCAACGGTAATTTAATAGCACCATTTGAATCAATTGTGGGTAACTACAATCAAAGTATATTTCAACGTGATTGGAAAGTAGGCGATGTTGGTCCAGTAGAATTTAGCTATCGTAGAAGTAGTTCTTGGCCGTTTGATTTAATGCGTATAGTAGCGTTAACTAAACCAGCAGATTTCTTTAATCTAGGTGTAGATGTAGATCACTACAAATACAATGCAGAATTTAATCAATATCTAGTAAACAATAGAACACACTTATCAATAAGTAATATCCCTGTGTACGGATTAGGCACACCTGCAACTAGCTATATCAACTGGATAGTTGATTATGAGAAACAAGTTGGAGTTGATGCGACTACCAACATCACGACATTACTGAATAACTTAGATGTTCGTTTAGTATATCGCATGGCAGGATTTAGCGACAAGAATTTACTACAATTCTATGTAGAAAAAAGTTCAGCTAATAGCAATAACAGTTCATTGTTAATCCCCGATGAAAGTTACGGATTACTATTGTATGAAAATCAACCATTTGATAGAATTATTTACAGTAGTGTAATAATTCAAATAACTAAACCTAGTACAACTTCCAACTCATTTAGTTATAGGATATATGGTAACTCACAGACCAATGCATATTTTAAAATAGCTACACCAGTTGCCGGTGGTCATGTTCAAGAAACCACAGTTGAAAAATTGACTGTAGTTACTACCGATCAATTTTCTGATGTTACAACAATAATACCTTACGGTACTGAATTTTATAACCCAGAACAAGTATCACAATTTTTAGTAAGTTATGGTGAGTACTTATCTAGACAAGGAGTTGTTTTTGAACAAATTGAAAATGGTATACCTATCACATGGCAGCAAATGGTTGCAGAATTTTTGTATTGGGCACAAATTGGATGGGGTTTAGGAAGTATCACTACTATTAACCCTGCGGCTAACATATTATACATTGATAAAGAAAGTCAAATTGTTCAACCATTGACAATACATCAATCAAACTTTGTATTGAATCAGAATCTATATCCAATAGCATTAAACAATATGGAGATAGTTCGTGATGGAACTTTATTCACTGCTAAACCATTGAATCAAGGTGATACTGTTGCATACAGTCAACTTAATATAAGTAACATTGAAAATGGTATTGTATTTGATAATGTAACATTGTTTAACGATGTAATTTATAACTTAATCACTGGACTAAGACAGAATCGTATTAGTGTGCGCGGAACAAAAACTGCCGAGTGGAATGGAAAAATAGATGCATTTGGATTTATACTTAATCAAGACAATATTCGAGAATGGAGTAAAGAAGTAAAATATACTCAAGGCTCTATTGTACAATACAAGAATCGTTTCTGGTCAGCAATAAGAATTGTACAAGCTGCTGAAATTTTCAATGAACTTGATTGGGTAGAAACTCCATACGATAATATACAAAAAGGATTATTGCCTAACAGTCAAACTCGCTCATATGAAAGTACATTGTATTATGATGTAAACAAAGCTAATTTAGAAAATGACGCTGACTTATTAAGTTTCAGTTTGATTGGATATCGCCCGCGTGATTATATGGCATTAGCTGATTTTACTGATATAACTCAAGTCAATATATATCAAAACTTAATCAAAGAAAAAGGCACACTAAATGCTGCTAGTGCTTTCAAAGGTGCTAATTTACCACAAGGTGGAATTGATTATGAATTGTACGAAAACTGGGCTATTCAATCAGGTGAATTTGGCGGAGTATTAAATAACAATTTTGTTGAGTTCAGATTAAGTCAACCCGATTTAACAGGTAATCCTTCTATTGTTGGATTGACAAATGGAACTGTTACTAACACCGGTGTACAGCAAGAAGTACAGTTGTACAATGTGTTTAATTACGGCAGACCAATAACATCACCAAATGTTTTACCTACTATATCAAACACACAACCATCTACCTTGTATCCTACAGCAGGTTTTGTAAATTATAACGATGTTAAGATGGCTAGTTATTATTATTCTGGGTTAGGCACCGCACAAAATTCTGCCGGGACAGTTGTACCTATCAGTGAGTTTTATGTGCGTGATTACGTTTGGTTGGCAAATTATATGGCAGATTGGCAAGTTTATACTCCTGCTAGTTTAGGATCAGTGATCAACGCTAAGAATAATTTAAACGGTACCGTAACTATTACTTTTAAATATCCACATAACTTAACAAGATATCAAATTTTTGCAATTGCTAACTTCAATATCAATATTGACAATTACTATGTTGTAGCAACAGTAGTAGACCAATTTAACGTTATCATTAATTTAGGACTGAATCCGCAAATAACAAACGTTACTGGATTGGGTATTGGTTTCAGAATGCAAAGTCAACGTGTTGCGACTGCACCTGAAATTATTAATCTACCGTTATTAGATAACGAATTTAATAAGTTAAAAGTTTGGGTAGACACAAACAATGATGGTAGCTGGGCAGTTTATCGCAAGAGTTTAAACTATAAATATACCAGTCAAATAGAGAATGTGGGTAGCGACTATTTTGGTAGTGCAGTTGCATACACTACTAATTTGGGATATTTAATTGGCGACAGCAGTATGGGTGAAGTTTATCGCTATAGATATTATCCAGAAACTAATTCATATTCTATAATTCAAACTATTACAAACGGAGCTTCATTTGGTTCAGTTATAACATATATTGATGATTTGTTTATCATATCAGAACCAACTGGTGCAAAAAATGTTTACGTTTATCAGTTGATAACAACTCAAACTCAAAATATAGTAGAATTGTATCAAACTATAGCAGCGCCATTAGGAGTAACTACCTGGGGAACCTCAACTGCATTGTCAGGTGACAAGAATTGGCTTTATATTTCTGACATAGATAACAATAATGTTTATGTATATCGTAAGTCTACAGTAACTAATTTGTATGAAAAAATAAAAACACTTACTGTCGCTGGCTTAGTAGCTGGTGATAACTTTGGTTATGCTCTCTCAACAGATTACTATGGTGATAATATTATAGTTGGAACACCGCAACAAGACTATAATGTTAACATTTCTAACTATGGGTATACGTATGTATTTGGTAGAACTGTACAGAATTTTGAAGCGCAATCTACCAGTCAAGCATATATCCCATTGCAGTTTCAGTTAGCATGGACTCCTTCTGAGTTAACTACTACCGCTAATTCTATATCAAGCAATGCAATTACTTTAGGTAGTGTAGCAGGACTAAGCGACGGTGTTAATGGAACACCTATCATATTCACCGGTACTCAGTACGGCGGAATCGCTGCTAATACAGTTTATTATGTTAAACTTATTTCTGGCTCAACAATTACCATATCATTGACTAGAGACGGAGCTACTCTTTCACTGACTAATAGTATTGGAACAATGACAGCAATTGGTCAAACATCTCCGTTGTTCGTTTCAGTCAACGGCACTTTAATCGATGATAGTTATTACGGCGTAGTGGGTTCTGTGTTAAACATTTATAGTGGGACTTCACCTGTGTTAAATGCAGGTGATATTTTAAATGTCAGCGGTACAAATTTTGTATTGGTGCAAACATTAACAAATGATGAGACTCCTAGAATAGGTGTTCAATTTGGTACTAGTGTTGAGACTAATCAATTTGCAAATGAAATATTAGTGGGTGCACCGTTTGAATTAAGTGCAGAAAATTATGAAGGCGCAGTACATAGATATACAAATGGTGGAGAAAAATACGGTACTATCATTGGTGCAGTGGATTGTAATATAACTACTCCAAGAACTGTGTTACTAAACGGTTATAGAGCTGTACTTCCTATAGGTGATGCAGCTACAGTGGCAGCTAGTATTAACTTACTAACAATTACCAATGTGTATGCGTCTGCTTTGAATGGTAAATTAATCATATCATTAATTGATGTGAATTTAGGTGTTGCAGGAAACAAACTTTCATTGACTGTATTAGATACTGACACATTAGGTGAAATGGGCGTAACATTATACACAAACTCTCAGAAGATATATTGCCCTCACTTGAACGGTAGAACACAATTTGGTACTACTATAAAACTTAATGACTCAACTGGATCTATCATAGTTAGTGCCCCTGTTGGCGCACGTTTTTCAGGTACTACATTTGACTTCACTGATGATGAATTAGACAACGATACAGTATTTGACAACAATGCAACACAATGGGTTGATTCTTTCACCAATGCAGGTGCAGTGTATATGTTCGATTATTTGTCAGTGTACAATGAGGACTTGAACAATCCAGGCAAATTTGTATATGCACAAAATACTAATGCACAAGATTTAGTTTATGGTTCACAACCATATTATGGTACTGCGCTAGACTTTAATGATAATAATGTGGTTATTGGTTCACCTAATTTCAATATAGGATCTGACTTCATTGGTCAAGTGGTAACTTATTACAGTGCAACGTCTGAACCAGATTGGACAGTGTATAGAAGTTCATCTGAAATAGTAGACATTAACGGAGTATTCAACATTCAATTGTTTAGTGCTTCTACTAACGACACCCTACAAAACTTGGATTACATTGATCCACTACAAGGCAAATTATTAGGTGCAGTTGCAGAAAACATTGATGTAGTTTCTAATACTGATCCCGCTTCTTATAACAGTGTTTCTTTTACTCAAGGTGGATTAATTTGGGGTGCAGATAAAGTAGGGCAGTTATGGTTTGACACTAGTAACACTCGTTTTATGAACTATCATCAAAATGATATAAAATACAATAGTCAGTATTGGGGCAGAGTATTCCCTGGTAGTAATGTTGCAGTTTATTCATGGGTAGTAAGTAATGTGCCGCCTATATCATATCAAGGTCCCGGAACTCCGTACAATATTGATAACTATACAATCAGCGGTGTAGTGAATGCCGAAGGGTTAATTACCCCTGTATATTATTTCTGGGCAAGAAATACAAATATTATATTTGAAGAATTAGGAAAAACACTAGCTGATTCTACTTTAGAATTTTATATTACACAGCCTGCAGCTACGGGAATTAGTTTCTTTACTCCATTATTACCAAACGTGTTTGGTCTATACAATTGCTTCGAGTATATAAATGCAAAAGACACCGTATTGCACATTGGTTATGCTACTGGAGCAAATGATGATGTAACGCATTCTAAATACAGTCTGATACGTGCAAATTATGCAGATGATTTCTTGTCGGGCGTTCCTGGCTCCGGTGCAGCGTATCAAAATCGTGCCTCTGTCGGTATAACAGAACCAATTGGTTTATACAATAGAATGTTAGATAGTATGTGCGGAGTTGATAATGCCGGAGGCGTTGTACCTGATCCATTGTTACCAAAAGCTGTACAAACTGGTGTACTAGCTAGACCAAGACAAGGTTTCTTCTATGACAGATTTGGTGCATTGAAGAACTATTTACAATATGCTAACACGGTACTTGCACAGTTCCCTATTACCGAGTTGAGAAACGCACAGTTCTTATCAGAGTCCGGGGAATTCTTTAACACTAAAGATTATTGGAATTATGTAAACTGGTGGGCAACTGGTTATAGTGATAATACTAAAGCTGCGTTGCAAGTTCCTATATATGCTGATTTGTCTACATTAAGTGTAGCATCAGGAACTATTGTCACTGTAGCGTCAAATGGTAATGCCAATAGTGAAACTTATATTTTAAGTAATCAAGGTGTTTGGGTTAGAATTGGACTTACAAATGGTACTATTGAATTCAAATCTACATTGTGGGATTATGCTGAGGGTAGATTAGGGTTTGGTGATAGTTTCTTTGACACAACACCGTATGATGAATATCCATCAACTGAAACTCGTTATATTGTTCGTGCATTGAACGAACAAATTTATACTAATGAGTTATTGATTTTCAGAAATAAGAGTTTGATTTTGTTGTTTGAGTACATTCAAAGTGAGACAATTGAAAGTCAAAATTATTTGACATGGTTAAACAAAACTTCATTTATGGATGTTTCGCATACAATTCGTGAATTAGTGCCGTTGCAAGTTTTCCGTTCAGATAATCAACTATTCTTAGAAGGTTACTTGAATGAAGTAAAACCATATCATGTAGTAATCAAAGAGTTTATATTCAAGTATACTAGAACTGATGTATTTGAAGGTGATATAACAGACTTTGACTTACCTGCACAATATAACTCTACCATACAACAATTTATAACACCTGAGTTGGTATATTCATCGCCTGCTGGAGATAGCGAATACTTATACACTGATCCAATATGGCAAACTAATAACTACAGCCAATGGTTTAATAATTATGGATTGAGTATATCTGGAAAAGATAACTATCCAATATCTACATTAACTTCTTACATGAGTTTGAATTCAACTTCATGCTATGTTGATAATACAAATGGATTTCCGGTAATCGGTGTAATAATGATCGGTGAAGAAAAGTTAAGTTATGCAAATAGAAACTTAGCAACCAATGAGTTAACTGGAATTTCACGCGGAGCAGATAATACAGCTATTACTACTCACTTGCCCGGAGAGAAAATTCTTATTGACTTGCCTGCAGTATTAGTACTTTATGAAGGAAAAGCGTATGCAAATCCTCCTAAAGTTACTGCGTACATTGACTTGTCATTGTATCCTCCACCAAGGGTAGAAGCACAGTTTAAACCAATAATGAGTTTAGGCAGTGTTATTGGAGTTAATGTTATTAATTCAGGAGAAGGATATGCAGTTCTTCCTAGAATTATTATTGAGCCGGCGTTTACTGTTTCTATTGATAGTACTAATGTAAGCACAGTTGATAATACAATTATATTAGATACCCTTTCATTGCAAACAGGTGATTTAGTAGTGTATACTGTTCCTTCAGGTTCTACGGAAATTCAAGGATTAATACCTAATCAAAGATATTATGTAAACTTATTAGAAACAGCACCTGTACCAATCTTTGCGCTTTATAGCATGTACCAAGAAGCATTGGAAGATCACGGTAGAATTCAATTAGTTACTACTGGTTCAGGAATTCAAAATTTTAGTGTTGGTGCAATCGCTAGCTGCGTAACAAGTTCAACTCCTACAAGAGAAAATAGCATATCAATTAAATTTGATAGAACTACTTATAATTCACAAGTTATTCCGTGGTCACCAGGTAACTTCTACGGGTCATTCTATGCAGGATCATTCAATGACAGCAGGCGTGCAGCGTCATCATCGATATTACTACCATATACCCAAGAAACAGCATCAGAGCCAGTAAAATCAATTTTAGCTAGTGCAATGGGCGCAAGTTTTGAAATTTTGGATGCAACAAATCGTCAAACACTAACCTGGTCATCACGTACTAGAGATACTATACAAACATACAGTTCAAGTTATCCTACAACAGCCTATCAAAATGCTATAAGAATTAATCCATCATTGGGCGGAGCTGAAGTAGAAGGTTACATAGGATCAACAATTGGTTTCTATATAGGCATGCCTGTAAAATTTGCAGGGTCAGTAACAGGAACTACATTGGTCGATGGAACTACATATTATGTAGAATCATTAGTTAAGTTACCAAATCCAGACACAAGTATATTAGAAGATACTGGCTTCACTATTTGTTCTGCTGTTGACACTGACGGAGTTCCGATACCAAGCACAACGGTTCTACAAAATACTGCAACTATATCAACAGCCGGTCTAACATTATATGTAGGTGAACTTACTAATTTAGAGGTAATGACTATAAATTATAGTGGAATCAGAACGGTTACAAATACATCTGTTACTAACAATTTTGTCACCGTTCAATTGACCCAAACTGGACAAAATGGTACAACTGGATTCTACGCTGGACTTTCTGTATTCTTTGTAGGAGACGTGTTTGGTGGAGTCGTGGAAAACGAAATTTATTATGTGATAACTGTAATAGATAACGAAACAGTTGTCTTATCTACTAATAATGATCCAACTACTTTCTACATCTCTGCAACTTCTTCTTCTAATAATTCTATTACATGTGCAAATACTATAGGACTAGCAGTCAATGAACCAATCATATTCACCGGTGGAGTATTTGGTGGAATAGTAGCTGGGCAGGTATATTATATAAGAGAATTGTTTACTGGAAACACAACATTCTCTATTGCTACTTCAATCAACGGTCCTGCAGTTATATTGTCCGATGATACTGGATCAACTTGCTTACTAACAAGCCAAGCAAATGCACTACAGTTAACTACTGGAACAGGGTTGATGACATTAAATGTTGGTTTACCGATAAGTCCAGGACAAATAGTTGGACAACAGTTTACATTGTATCAAACTTCTATACCATATCTTAACAAATCCGGGATTGTTTCAAGTTTATTGACTAGAAGCGTTACTGCTTCTTTGCAGACTGTAAATAGATTATGCTTATCTCAAGTTGGTTTAGGTATAACTAACATCTATGACAATTTAGAATTTAACGTAGAAGAACAAATAGGTGGTCTAACTATTTCTGGAGGCCCTTACGCAGTTGCTTCAACCGGAATAACTACAGTAAATGTAACTATTACTAGTGGAACCGGCAATTGGTTAACTTTACCATTAGCATCAAATGCTGATTTGACTGACGTTTTATATGTTGGTATGCCGTTGTACTTCTCGGGAACATCATTGGGTGGTGTATCTTTAAACAAAGTATATTATGTGTTCTCTATTGACAGTAGCCCTCCAAGTAATACAGGTAGATTTACACTATCAGAAAACGTAGACCTTTCAAGTATATATCCTGTAACCAATGATAATGGAATAATGACGGGCACCGGTGATTCTTACGTAGTAGTAAGCAACAGTTTAGAGAATTCTGTTCAAGTAGCAACTATAAGTAATGCTAGCCCCACAGTTATTACTGTAACTGCCGGTGGTGCATTTGTTAATGGTGGTACTGTTAGATTTAATACAACTGGAACTTTGCCCGTGCCTTTAGATAGCAATATTACATATTACATTAAGAACATAAGTGGGGATACATTCAATATTGCATACACTCCAACTGGTCCGTCTATCAATACAATAACAGCAGGATTGGGAGACCATACCGTAACTCAAGTTCCAACATTGTTGGTTCAGCATGTATTGACAACCCCGATATTTGATATTAGTTATATGTTGGGTGGTTATTCAGCAACCATTGTGAACGCTGGATCTGGTTATGCAGTTGATAACGTAATAACTATTTTAGGTTCAGTTTTAGGTGGTACTACTGCTGCGAATGACTTATTGTTAACAGTAGCAGCAGTTGATGCATCGGGCGGAATAACTTCTACTATTACTAGCGGGACACCAACTGGAGCAGTAGAACAATATTACTTTGATGTTGTTTCAGAAAACCAAGTATCAGTTTATAATAATCCTAATTTGACATCGCCGGTAAGTGGGCAGAATTTCTCTTATACCGGAATTAGATCAACTACTGTCACGGCTGTAACGGCATCAAATAATAGAATAACAGTAACAAGTTCAAGCGATTTTAATATTAATGACCTAGTAACATTTACTGGAATAATTAATGCTACATCTATCGAAATAGGTCAAACTTATCAGATACTAACATTGGGTACAACAGATTATAGATTATCTGGTGCATTAACTAATACAGTAGGTAGAGTATTTGTCGCTACACAAACTTCTTCCGGAACAGGAACAGTTATATCATCAGTCTTTGGTGGATTAACAGCCGGTGATACTTATTATGTTTTAAGCAAGCCAACAGCAACTACAGTGACTGTTTCTGAAACAATGGGTGGGTCAGTATTTGATATAACATCTAATGCGATCGGGACAATGACTATGGCAAAATCAGGTGATTATGTATTATTACCTGAACCGTTCTACTTTAGTCCAAGTATTGTAAAATACAATAAGCAATTGTATCAATGTGTTGTCAGTAACAATGACCTAGAATTTATATTTGGTAAATGGGAATTATTAGACTCTGGTGATAATAGATTAAATGCTTTAGACAGAATCATTGGTTATTATCAACCCACAGTCAATATGCCAGGCGTTGATTTAACTCAACTAGTATCAGGAATAACATACCCAAATAGTACTTACATGGGTAACGCATTTGCTCCGGCAGATGAGTTCTCACTTGATACTATTTTAACAGATCAACCATTCTACCCAACAGGTATTGATTTAAAAGCTATTGTTTGGAATGGGTTAACTTATTTGATAGGTTCAGATACTTCAACTTACACTGCTATAAATTCAAGTAGTACTGGCAACAATTGGGGAATACAAAAAATATCTGCATATCCAATTGGTATATCAAATATGGTATACGCCGGTGGGAAATACTTGATTACAACAAATAACAATGCTACTCCTATATTAGTAAGCAACGATGGATTTAACTGGTCAGCTAGAACAGTTCCGTCAACTTCATTAAACGCAGTAACATATTACAACGGTATGTTTGTTGCAGTGGGCGAAAATATTGTAACGTCTATTGATGGAATAAATTGGACTGAACGGTTTGCGTTTACTAACGGTTTAACTAATGTATTGAATGATGTGACTTATGTTAACACTACTGGATATAGCGGTTATGTAGCAGTAGGGCTTGGGCAAGAAATAATAAGTGGTGTTGCTACAGACTTCGGTATAATCTACAGAAGCCCTGACGGCATAACATGGACTCAAGTTTCTTTTAATGCTACTCCTCTAGGATTTAATAGTGTTGCATATAACGAACAGGAAATTGTAGCAGTCGGTGATAATGGTATAATTTACTCAAGCATTAATAACATCAATACTTGGTTTGTACAAGATTCGGGTGTGTTTGATAATTTAAATCATATCATATGGGATCCTATAAGTCAATTATTTGTTGTAGTGGGCAACAATGGAGTTATATTAACATCTGATATATTTGGTATAACTTGGACAGCAGAAACATCAGGTGTAACTGAGGACTTATTAAGCACTGTCGTTAATACTTCAACTGGTGAATATATAGCTGTTGGGTTAAACAATACAATAATATCTAGTTCAGATTCAGTAACATGGTCATTGACTAATAATTTTAATCTACTACCAAGTGTATATGATGTACAAGGTGATACGTTTACAAATGGATATGGACCAGAAGAATTAGTAGCCGGTGTAGTATCTGACACCATAACAATGACAGTCAGAACTCGCCCAGGAACAAACTGGGATGAAACTATATATCAAAATGTAGGATATAACGTAGTTTCAACCGAAATCTTTCCAACTTCAGGAACTCAAACTGAATATAGTTTTGCTAATTTTGTAGCAACTCCTGCACAGTTGAGTGTTTTCTTGATACCATACTCAACTCAATTGAGTACTACAATTTATGAAGATATTGATTTTACGATTGATTGGATTAATAAAGTAGTAATTTTAAATAATCCACTAACATTTTTTGTGACTGAAGGTATATCTGATAGTATAAGAATTGATGTCTATGAAGTAGGAAACGGAGACCAACTAGTAAAAGCTAGCACAGAAACTGATCCTATAAGAACCAATAGTGTTACGGGATTTAATGAAATATATGTAGATGCAAATTATAGCGCAGGTATATTTCAGGGATCAGGTTTAATTAGACCAGCTACTGCACCTGATATAGTAATTGCAACACAAACTGATTCAGTACATAATACTATTTTATGTACAAGTGTAGATCACTTTATATTGAATGGTGCTATAACTTTCACCGGAGCAGTATTTGGTGGAATAATTGAAGACCAAATTTATTATGTAAAATCAATTGGAGTAAAATCACGTACTATTACCCTATCTGAATCACGTAATCCAGTTTCAGGTATTGCCGGTGATACAGTTAATTTGACTAGTGACACTGGTTATATGACTATTGTAATACGAGCAAGCATTGCAGAAGCATGGACACCGCCCGCTGTATATAACAACGGAACTCAAATAGCATTAGGTGCATCTGAATCTGTAGTAAGAACAAAAGCAAGCAACAATGCAATCACTACTATTAGTACAGGTGGGATGAATGTTGGTTCACCAATTGTGTTTAGTGACACTATGTTTGGGGGAGTAATAATTCCTCATCAAGTATATTATGTAAAATCTATATTTGATATTAATGAATTTACTATTTCGGAAACATTAAACGGACCTACACTAGTGTTGACTAATTCCACTGGTGGTGCAATATTTATAACAAATGATTTCGCTATTGGAACTGCATCTAATAACATAACTGCATCTATAATATTTGCTGCTTCAGTTAATACTTCAGATAATTTTATTTCATATACATTGTTTGGAGAAACTCTACCAGTTCAGTATGGTTATACAATACCACAAACTCAAATATTTACTGGAAACGGTTCAGCAGCATCATTTAATTTAACTAATTATGTCGGTGGCGATAACGCATTGAATGCTATTGTTGAAGTTGATGGTATTAGACAAACTAGTTCAGCCTATACTATAAGTGAAAATACCAATACAATATTGTTCTATGTTCCACCTGCTGACGGTTCAGCTATTGCAATAACCTCATATAACTTAACTGACCGTCAATATTTAAATAGCCAGTATAATATTACAGGTTTGCCTGGTTCAGTGTTATTAAATATTACAGTAACTGCAACAACACATGAGGTAGCTTCTTTTGACGAAAATTCTCCTAACACGTATACTTTTGACCAAGATACCCCGTCAGTGGTGTCCTTTGACCAAGAGTTAAATTATTTAACTGCAAGTTCACTTGCAGTGACACAATTATCAGTTAACTACCCGTTAATTTTTAGTAATCCTACGATAGGTGGAATTGTTGCAGGTCGAACATATTATGTAACCGAGATACTAAGTCCAACAACATTTACTATTTCTACTACTGTGGGCGGATTGCCTACAGTAGTAGCGTCTGATTCTGGTTCTATGGACGCAATTGTAAATGGATTAACAGTATCAAATATTATATCTATTAACAATCAAATTTCTAATCCTATCGCAACATATGGTATATCTAACACTGCTACTGGAACAAATTACATAACTACTACGACTGATACCGGTTCTATGGTAGTAGACCAAACTATCATATTTAAAACTGCACTAACTACTGCAGGTTCTTTTACGGTGGCAAGTAATTATCAAATTGTGTCATTGGGAGACACTGATTGGAATGCAATTGGTGCAAGTGCAACTCCGTACGTGGGAGAAATATTTATAGCTACAGGAGTTGGTTCGGGTACCGGAACTGCTTTACTCGCAAGCGCAGGAGGAATTAGTACATTGGGTCAAGTATACTTTATCGATTCAATTGTTAATGCATACCAATTTACAATTAAAGACGAATATGGTGTAGTTATTGCACTAAGCACCGAAACTGTTAATCTATTAGCTGACACGGGCGGGGTTCCTGCAATAAGAATTACTACTGGAATAGATAATAAATTAACAGAAAATACAATAGTACGTATTGATGATGTGCTTGGTTCTACACAATTAAACAATAATACATATTATGCAAAGATAATATCTACTACCGTAGTAGATTTGTATGAAGCACCGTATAATCCTGCATTGAATGCTCAAAATTATCCAATAACATTTGTATCATCATACATATCAGGTGGTTATATTTGGTTAGACCAACTGTTCACTGTTACAGATACTGTAGCAACTTCTACCACTGCAAATGGAAACAGAATCACAGTTGGTACTACTAATAATTTAACTACCGGAACTCCAGTATATTTTACTTTACTTGGATCACTTGTGGGTACTGATATTTTAGGTGGCATTGAAGGAAAAACTGAGTATTATGTATTGAATGTAAATCCAGAAATATTATCAGGTAACTTCATTGTAGGAAATGAATACGAAATTTCTTATCTTGGTAGTACTGATTGGAATGTTGCTGCCGGAACTAGTAGTGTTGTCTATGCAGTTGGTGATATTTTTATTGCAGACACAGTTGGCACAGGTACAGGTCTTGCATTAGGATTGCAAGAATTCACTATTACTGCAAATAGATATCCAAATGAAACTGAAGTTGTCTTATCAGATGCCACCGGAGCAATTAACGTTTCGTTGTTCCAACAAGTTAATGTAGATAGATTATGGGTAACAGTTAACGGGTATCGTGTCCCGTCAAGTAATTTAAAATTAAATCCATACAATAATTTGAGTATACTAACCACCATAGAAACTGGTTCAGAAGTTATTATCACGAGTATGATGCCAACAGCGACTCCTAACGAAGCAGTTTACTTGTTGAATGTTTCACTACAGGGTAACCCTACTGTGTTCAGAGCCAACGTACAGACTAGAACATGGTTAACACATCCGTTACAAAACACTGATCAAGTTGTTTACTTAAATGATTTGGCAAGGGTAACTGACAGTATAGTACAAAATGTAACATGTCCTGCTGAAGTTGGCGGTGTTTATAGTATTGGGATAACTGCTGATAAGAACGCAATTTGTAATATTACTGTTTATAACAATACCACTTTGACCAAAGTAGCTGCGGTAAATTACAAGATTGTTATTATTGATGCAGCACCAATATTACAAATTACCTCTGAAGTTACTACCGGAGATTCACTGACAATCACTTCTGCTGAGGGTCGTTTGGTCTATATCAATGGAGAACAAATTGGATTTGGGGAATGCAATTTCACAGACAACTCAATATCACAATTGACAAGAGGGGCAAACGGCACCGGAGTGCAAGTTTACATCCCCGAATTCACTGAAGTATTTGGAATAATCTCGTCAAATAAAATGTCAAATGTTTTATATTCAGATACTTGGAACCCAATTCCTGGAATTTACAACATGGTAGAAGGTGATCCATTACAGATTGCTTATACACAAGGTGCAGATTTCTTAAGAACGGATAGAAACTAAAGATAAATAAATACATGAACGAAAAAGTGGAAGAAAACAATCAAAAACAACCCGAGAAACCTGGTGTTAAGCCAAATGAACACGGGGGTTTTTATTTTTCTTCTAGCGTTAAAATAACAGACCCTGATACTAAAGAAGTATTAGTCCAGATGCGAGGCGATAATTAATGTCAGTAATAACACTATCATATAAAATAGAAGGATTTTTGAAAATCTACGACCCTAACGACGGGGAAATATTTGTAGACAAGAAAAATGCCATCAATTACGAAAATATGTCAGAAGCTATAGCTGACACATTAAGCAGTCGTGGTTACGGAGAAATATATCAAATGGCTTTTGGTAACGGCGGTGCAAGCGTTTCCGATACTGGAGTTATCACTTATCTTCCACCTAACGTAATTGGACAAAATGCTGCATTATATAATCAAACTTACGCTAAAATCGTAGATGATACTAGCGTTTTTAACCTTGACCCAACTCGCAATAAGATGACAGTTACTCACACAACGGGTAAGTTTTATACAGACATTCTAGTACAGTGTTTGTTGGACTATGGCGAGCCAGCAGGACAAGCTGCATTTGATAATAGTACGCAAACAGACAGTTCTTATATATTTGACGAATTGGGGTTACTTGCTAATTATGGTACGGATAGTGCAGGTTCAATAATTACTAGATTATTGACTCACGTGATTTTTCACCCAGTGCAAAAGAGTTTAAATAGACAAATTCAGGTTGATTACACAGTCAGGATTCAAAGTCTGACTAACTTAGTAACAATTTAAGATAAATAACAGATATCGGAGAGATTTTAAAATGGCATATACAATTGTAAAAAGTAATGGTCAAGTACTGACTACCATTGCTGATGGTACTATTAATACAAGTAGTACTTCCCTACAGCTACCGGGCAGAAATTTTGCAGGTTACGGTCAATATTTGGACACAAACTTTGTTCATCAATTGGAAAACTTTGCTAATGCAAGTCCCCCTGCTAATCCATTAACAGGTCAGTTATGGTACGATACTAATAATCAATACTTATGCGTTTGCCCATCTGATGGTGCTACTGCTAGTAATTGGTTAATTCTTACTTCAACTTCAAGTGGTGGAACAACTACTTTTGGCGCTATAACAGTTACTGGTAATATACAAGCAAATAATGCTACAATAACAAATGCTATAGTTGGTGACACAATTACAGTACGTTTGGCTACAGTAACAGCAAACGCATCTATAGCAAATGCTAGCATTACAACCGGTAATATTGGAACATTAAACACAGCAGTAATCACAACCGGTGCTGCAGGTACATCAGGCAATTTAACTGGAACATGGACTCTTAATGGTACAGGAACTGCAAACTCTGTTGCAGGCACCGGACTTTACGTGAATTCAGGTAATATTGTTATTAACAATGCCGGTAATACATATGGTATTAAGACAGACAGGTACATGTATGCAAATGGAACTGCAATCAGCTTTGCAGGTACTTATAATAATATTAACGTATACGATTATTTGACTGGATCAAATGCAGTTAGTCAGTTTGCAGGTATAATCGCTCCTTCAAGTGTTACTACAGCAAATATCACAACTGGTGGAAATGTTACTTCAGGTAGTTTAACTGGTAATTGGACATTAACTGCTGGTAGTAGATTGTTAGCAACTTACGCTGACTTGGCTGAACGATTTGAAGCAGATGCATATTATGATGCAGGTACTGTTGTAGAATTAGGTGGTGACAAAGAAATCACTAGTGCCAAATACGAATTAAGTGAAGATATTTTTGGAGTTATATCTGATACTGCTGCTTACTTGATGAATTCAGGTGCAGGAACTGACGCCACTCATCCACCGGTCGCAATGACAGGTAGAGTTCAGGTTAAAGTCACAGGTATTGTTAAAAAGGGTGACCGTCTAGTTAGTGCAGGTAATGGTATAGCAAGGGCTGCTAAAGCAGGCGAAGCAACTGCGTTCAACGTAATTGGCCGTGCATTGACAAATAAAACTGATGATTGTGTTGGTACTGTATTAGCAACTGTCTCAGTATCAAATTAAAGGTAACACATGACATACGCACAATACGGACAAATAGCAGCAACGGACTTTAACACATTAGCAGGTGGAAATCCAACCACAACTTCTGGAACATTGAATGCAGTTTGGGCTACTGGTGGAAATGATAAAGGTTACGGACAGACTGCTTTAGCTAATGTCTCTGTCGGTAACACAGTCTTTGCATCTGGTCAATGGGCTAATTTAGTCAATATAACTTCTAACTGTGCATCACATCAAGGTACTTCAATAACATCAGTAACTGCACCAACTACTGGTGGAACAATTACATATCTATCCGCAGTCCCAACAAACTTAACAACAATATACACTAGTAGATTGAATGCAGCAACTCAAGGTTCAACTACTTCAAATGCTGCGGTTTACGCAAGCCCTTGGGCTAATGCATTGACATTTACGCATACTGTAACTTTTGCAAACGGAGATGCAGCTAGATATTTCTTCAATTCGGGTGGTCAATTAAAATTAACTTGTGCCCAAGCTAATAGTACAGCAGGTATTAACTTATTGTTTAACAACTTAGCAAGTAATATCGGTACAGTTGCTATGAGTGCACCTACATCAGGTTCAGTAACCATAGTTGGTACATCATATAATGGTATCACAAAAGTAGGTGGCGGTGGTACTACTCCTACAATAAGCACAAACAGTGGTTATTATGCAATGACTACCTCAAATGCAAATGTGTTTACACAATTAGCTTCAACTGGTCCGTCGGGTTATTTAAGTACATTTATTCGTGTTATTGCTAAGAGTAATGGAACTCAAGGTAGCAACGGTGACGCAGGTTCTGTAATTACTTTATACACAGTTTGGGATGAAGTTCCGGATGGATTGACTGTTGGAACAGGTTCAACAACTACTGTTACAGCAGTCGCACCTGAATCAACCTATGTTGCTAACACATGGGGTACAATATCAGTTACCGGAACTGTTACCGGTTCATAATTTTTAATCTTAGCTGTTGTATCCATCTAAATACTCTTAGGAGTACACATGGATACAACGCTATTAATCACCGAAGCCAAAGCTCGCTTCAATCATAACTCAGCTAAAACATATCTTAAAGACAAGTACGATAGTAAGTTTATCGTAGCTGACCAGTCTGGTCTTTGGAGAGCCAATTTAGAAACTATCAACTTTCTAAACTCATCAACTGATGAACAGGTAATTTTGATAGACACATTCAATAATCCTGTTAAAGTTAATAGAACTAGCTTACTATACAAACTTGCTGACACTTATAAGAATGTTATGGAAGAATGGCATAATGAATGGGCTGACCTAGAGAAAAAAAGATGACCAGAGGTGTATTGCTTTTTGCATTCAATAGCCCAAAATACAATTACTATGAAATGGCAGTCGCTACTGCTAAACGTATAAATCACTTTTTGGGTCTTCCTGTTACACTAGTAACAGATAGTGAATCATTGCCTGTAAAACAATCATATGAATTTGATAATGTTATACTTGCACCCGCTGATAAAAGCAACCGAAGAGATTGGGGAGTTTGGTATAATAAAGGTAGATATCGTGCATATCAGTTTAGTCCGTATGATGAAACACTTTTATTAGATACAGACTATATGGTTAACTCTGATAAGTTATTAAAGACTTTTGATTTACCTACAGATTTTTGCTGTCATGATACCACTAGCTTTTTGATGCACCCAAAAGCTGCACAAGAAATGTTAAGTGTATATAGTTTCAATACATTGTGGGCAACTGTAATCATGTTTAAGAAAACAAAAAGAGCAGAACAAATATTCAATTGTTTAGAAATGGTACAAAATAACTTTGAACATTATGCAAACATACATGGATTTATAGCAGCAACCTTTAGAAATGATTACGGGCTAACACTAGCAACTAGAATTGTCAATGGGCAGACAACTCCTAATGAAGATATTATTCCGTGGAACTTATTGCATGTGGGTAAGAATACCAGTGCATATAGTAATACTAAAGATGAATTTAATACAGAATATACTGTTATGTTTGATAACTGGAATAGGGGTAAGATTCGCAAAGAATATATCACTATAAAAGATACTGACTTTCATGTTATGAACAAGGAAAACTTTATGGAGCTGATAAGTGAATAAAGGTTTTGTAATAATGGCTCAGGATACTGGGAAAACAAGCTATACCAAATGTGCTGAAACATTAAAGAAAAGTATACTAAGAGTAATGCCCGATGCTAATGTAACTATCATTACCACTGATATATTACCATACGGCGATCTAGCTAAAGATAGTGATTGGAAATTAATCAATGACTGGCAAGTGTATGAAGCAAGCCCGTACGATTATACAATCAAGTTAGAAGCTGACATGTATATTCCGCGCAATATAGACCATTGGTGGGATGTATTAAAAGACAGAGAGGTAGTGGTGTCAAGTACAATCAGGAACTTCAAGCAAGAAGTATCTGATGTAAGATTTTATCGTAGATTTATAGATGACAACAATTTACCAGACGTGTATAATGCAATCACTTACTTTAAAAAGTCCGCTGTTGCTAAACAATTCTTTGCAATAGTTAAAGAAATATTTGAAAATTGGGAAGAATATAAAAAGATATTAAAATGCAATCCAAACGAACTAGCAACAACAGACTGGGTCTATGCACTAGCGTGTCATGTTATGGGTGTAGAAAAAACCACACTTCCTATGTTTACTGAGATGAGCATAGTACATATGAAATCTTTTATTAACGGTAATCCTACTGATAATTGGACTGATACTTTTATATATGAATGTTTGCCCGATCAGATTAGAGTACAAACCGTACCTCAACAGTATCCATTTCACTATCATGTGAAGAATTTTTGTGATAAGATTGTAGTATGAACGACCAAGAAGATTATGTAATTGTTTGGGAAGCGCCTAAAATAGTACCACCTGAATTAAGATTGTACTATGATGATGAGGGCAAAGTAATTTGTTATACCGGCGATAAATCTGTAGAAGGTAAATACATTGTTATCGATACACAAACATTTGCTGAAGCTAGACCTGATATTAGAGTAATCAACGGTAAGATTTCAAGAGTCAAACCAAATGCAGTGGTATATAAACTAATGCCAAATAATGAAGAAGGTGTTAGTTGTCACCCTGAAGATATTAGTATTATAGTTGATGATAAAGACAATCATACAAAATGGAAATTAAACATATATGAACTCCGGTGATATCATTGATATGGCTGACTTAGATTGTATCTATCTAAGTTATGATGAACCACAAAAAGAAGAATTTTGGCTTAAAGTAAAAAACATGGTTCCATGGGCACAGCGTGTAGACGGTGTTAAGGGCAGTGATGCTGCACACAAAGCAGCAGCCGAATTAAGTAGTACTGAACGCTTCATTCTGATTGACGGTGATAACATGCCAGAAGAAAGTTTCTTCAACCTTCAATTAGATTTCACTGATAAAGATTCTAACTTCAGATTAGCACAGTATCGTTGGAAAGCTATTAATAGTATCAACGGGTTGCGCTATGGCAACGGTGGTATGAGTAGTTGGACAAAGACTTATGTTGCTAATATGAAAACACATGAAAATCAAACAGACGGTGATGTAAGTCGTATTGCTGATTTTTGCATGGATAGTAAAGATAACTTATACTGGGCAATGTATGATTGTTATTCTACTACTTATCCTAATTATACTCCGTTTCAAGCGTGGCGCGCTGGATTCCGTGAAGGAGTAAAAATGGTTCTTGACAAGGGCGCTAAGCCTGATATAGAAACTTTCAAAGAAACTGTTGCAAGTCGCAATTTAAACAACTTGACTATATGGCACAATGTAGGTGCAGATGTTGAGAATGGCATGTGGGCTATTTACGGCGCACGATTAGGCACATACATGACCATGCTAACTGGCTGGGACTATACCAATGTACAATGGTTTGATAACTATATTACACTTTGGGAAGAACAAGAACATAGAGATCCAGAACGTGAAGCAACACTGTTAGGCGCAGCACTATACGACAAACTTGGATTGCCTATGTGTACGTTGGGGAAAGAACAAAGTAAGTTTTTTAAACGTCACTACAACACTGACAAACATAATCTAGGTCCACTCGTAACAGAGATGGATGTTATTCGTAGAATTGAAGGATGGTAATGAGTAGTGAACACCAAAGAATTCAAGACATTAAGATTAAAATAGAAAATGAAACTACTAGTTCTTTCTGTCTAGCAAAGTGGCACCATGTCACGATGTATTTGCAATCAGGAGAGACACATAGCTGTTATCACCCCAAGCCACACAAAATACCCCTAGCTGAATTAGCCGATAATCCTTCAGCATTACATAACACAATGCACAAGAAACTTGAGCGCAAAGAAATGCTTGAGGGCAAGAAGCCAGAGGGATGCCAGTACTGCTGGAATATTGAAGCAATGGGTCCTGACTATATCAGCGACCGTCATATTCGCAATTCTTCAATTTTTAATGAAGAACGATATAAACAAACAGTAGAAGGTCCGTGGGACCAAAACATTAATCCAGAGTATATAGAGATTAATTTTGGCAACGAATGTAACTTCAAGTGTGGTTACTGTCATCCAAAGTATAGTACTAGTTTTTATAATGAAATTAAAACTAACGGGCCTGTTACTACAGTAAAGAATCATCGGTGTGATATTGATTGGATGAAACTATATCAGCGTGAAGAAGAAAATCCCTATGTAGATGCATTCTGGAAGTGGTGGCCTGAACTACGCAAGACATTGAACATTATGCGAGTCACCGGTGGTGAACCCACTATGCATACTAGCACATGGAAATTATTGAAAGAAATCAATAATGACCCAATGCCATGGTTAGAGTTGAATATTAACAGTAATTTAGGAACTAAGACAAGTCTAATTGAGAAATTAAGCGACAATGTTAAACAGTTATGCGATGACGGAAAGATTCGTGCATTCAAGTTATTCACTAGTTTAGATACCTGGGGTCCTCGTGCTGAATATATTCGTACTGGATTAGATTTAGAATTGTGGGAAACAAACTTTCATACATATCTTACTAGAACCAACAGCCCAATCACGTTTATGATTACATTTAATATCTTTAGTGTAACAACGTTTAAAGATTTCTTAGCTAAGTTCTTAGAGTGGCGTGAGCAGTATGGTTGGTATGATGATACAAAAAGTCATCGTGTTCGATTTGATACCCCTTACTTGCGTGATCCAATACAGTATGATATGAATATTCTTCCCAAAGAAGAATTTATGCCCTATATGCATGATGCATTAAAGTTTATGCTAGAAAACGTAGATGATAATGCTAGTAATAAATTTACTACAGTCGAATATGAAAAGTTCAAGCGAGTAGTGGATTATATGGCAGAGACAGTTTATCCAGAACACAAACTGATTGAAGGTCGTAGAGATTTTTATAACTGGTTCAACGAATTAGATGAGCGGAGAGAGACTGATATGTTAGCTGTATTTCCTGAGATGTTAGATTTTTATAGATTGTGTCAATCTACCAATCAACTTAATCCATTATGAAAAATATTGATCAGAATGTTATTTGTTTAATGCCTTGGATACACACGCACATTTGGCCAAATGGCGATGCGTTTCCATGCTGCATGAGTGATACTAAAGAAGTATTTGGTAATGTTCATAAAGAATCTCTTAATGATTTGATGAATAACGACAACTATAAAAACATAAGAAAACAAATGCTTAATGGAGAAAAACCTACAGCATGTTCACGGTGTTATGAGTTAGAAGATACAGCAGACAGTTGGACGTTGCGTAAAAATAGTTTACAAAGTTTTAAAAATCATTTACCTTACTTAAATGAAACCAAAGACGATGGTAGTATTAATGATTTTAGAATGAGATATTTAGATATTAGATTTAGTAATTTATGCAATATGAAGTGCAGGACATGTGGTCCTAGTTTGAGTAGTAGTTGGTATGATGATCAAATAAAATTACATCCAGAATCAGTAACAAAGAAATTCATTGATTTAAAATCTAATCCTAATTTTATGAATGATTTAATGCCGCATTTAGATACAATAGAGGAAGTATATTTTGCTGGTGGAGAAGCGTTGATAACTCCACAACACTATGAGATTCTAGATTACTGGTTATCAAAAGGTCTTACACATATCAAACTGAGATATACAACTAACTTTAGTAATTTCCGTTATAAGGACAGGTCTATACTTGATTATTGGAAAAAATTTAATGATGTTCGTGTCGCTGCTAGTTTAGATACGCACGGTAAGATAGCTGAATATGCTAGAAAAGGAACTAATTGGGATGACATAGTATTAAACAGACAACAAATGATAATGCTTTGCCCAGATGTTTATTTTGAAATTACACCTACAGTGGGAATTTTTAGTGTGCATAGTCTATTTGATTTTCATAAATCTTGGGTAGAAGAAGGATTATTGGACATCAATAACATAAGAATAAATATTTTGACACATCCAAGATACTTTTCAATTACTATCTTACCCAAAAATGAAAAAGAAAAAATTAGAGAACTGTATGAAGAATATTGCAACTGGTTAATTAAAAACAATGCAAAAGATAACATCATACGTGATGTAAAAGGAATCGTAAGTTATATGGATAGTGTAGACCACACTAATCTTTTGTCCGAATTTAAAAAACAAATTAAAGTAATAGATGATGTTAGAAATGAAAACTTTGCAGAAATATATCCTTGGGCTGAAAATATATGAATGACATAAAAAATCAAAGTAAATTTTGTATTTTGCCATGGTTAAATTTAAATACAAATCCAAATGGCAATTTAAAATTATGCTGTAGCATACAAGAAGATAAGTTTATTTTGCATAAAGACGGTACGCCGTTTAATCTGGGACATCATGCTATAGAAGAACTGTGGAATAGTGATTACATGAAAAATGTAAGACATAGTACAATTTTAAATCAAGAAGTGTCAGATTGTAATAGTTGTTATGATATAGAAAAAGTTTCAGGTCACAGTCCTAGAATGGGACAAAATGTGATGTGGGGCAGTCTATTGAAAAATGATAAACCGCTGTCTGATTTTGTAGATATATCATTAGCAGATGTTACAAAGCCATTAACGCAACTGCCAGTTAGTTTAGAACTTAGATTAGGTAATCAATGTAATCTACAATGTGTAAGCTGTTGGGGAATGAGTAGTTCATTGTTACATCAGGAAAGATCTGAATACTTAGATAAAAATCAAGTAAATGATCCTTCTTTATCTTGGTTAAAAACTAAATGGATATTAGATAGACAAGCTGTGGAATCTACTGATGTCCGTGATTGGTATGAAACTGAAGCATTCTACGATAATTTTAGAAAGATGGCTCCAACTTTACAAAGATTATATACGACTGGCGGGGAACCTACCCTAATCAAAGCAAACTATAAAATGTTTGAAATGCTTTTGGAAGCAAACAATACCTCATGTCATATAGAATTTACTAGCAACATGGCTGTATGGAATCATTCGTTCTACGATAAACTAGAAAAATTTAAGAATGTTGAAATACAGATGAGTGTTGACGGGGTAGATGCAGTTGGTGAATATATTAGATACCCTAGTGATTTTAAAAAAGTCAGAGAAAATATTGACAAAGCAGTTGAATTGGCCTCTACTAGACCCGGATGGAAAATCAAATGCTATACTGTATTACAAGCTATGAACTTTAAACATGTAATGTCAATTTGGAGTATGCTTTATATATTGTCTGCTAAACATGACCAGCATATAACTTGGTGGCCAATAACATTATCTGCTCCGAAACATTTGTCATTGAGTGCTGTCCCACAAAATATCAGAGAAGAATATATTGAATTAATAACTGCACAGTCGAAAAATTATAGAAAATTTTACAATGATGCCCCTAATAGGTTTGTAGTTGGCGACCATACTTTTAATGCATACAAAGATTCACTACTTAATACTACTTACAATGATGACATGAATAAAAGATTAAAATCTTTTGTAAATTTCAATGATAAGCACCGTGGATTAACCGGCATTGAGTTATTTAAGGATATCTTATGAATGATAAACTAATAGCTATAAAACCAGTAGACAATCCTTATATCAATATAACATGGCAAGTAAGTGACTTCTGTAATTTTAAATGTAGCTATTGCAATCCGGGTAATTGGGCAGGCAAAAACCCTAAAAAAAATGAGCCAGAAGATTTTGATAAGATAGTAGAAAATTTAAATATAATTCTAACTGCACACGAAGCTAGGGGATATAAGGGATTTAAATTCTTTTTCAGTGGGGGCGAACCTACTGTTTGGCCACATTTATTACCTTTAATTAAATGGTTGAAAGAACGATTAGATGATCCACAAATAGCAATCAATACTAATCTAAGCACTAGTACTAATTGGTGGAAAGAAAACTATCACTTGTTTCACGATGTTGTAGCTAGCTATCATATTGATTTTGCTAATACCCCCAGATACTTAGATAACTTAATTTTTTTACAAGACAAGGTAAACTATCTATGTTGCAGAATGATGATGCAAGAAAATAGATTTGATGAGGTTATTGAATTTGGAGAAAAAGTAAAATCTATTTTACAAAATTATAACTTAGAATGGGTACCCCTATTTGATGATATTAGTGTTAATGTAGGTCCCTGGAAATATAGTGAGCCTAGAATGTATGAATTCTTTGAGACACACACGTTTGAATCACAAACTAAAATCGATAAGCCAAACGGAAGTAAATGGAGAACTGCTAGTAAAGAAGTATATGATTCAGGAACAGAACAACCATTGAATGGTAACAGATTAGTAGCAGAACGAAAAAATTTCTTTTCTGGATGGAAATGCTATGTTGATGAAAGTTTGTTTATAAATAGCACTGGACATATAACTGCTGCTAGCTGCGGTCAAGGGCCATCATTAGGTAACATATACGATACTGTCACTACAGTAGCAGAACCAGTAATATGCAAAAAGCAGCAATGCACCTGCGGTACGGATATACTTATTACAAAGGAAATTTGAATGTCATTGTATTGTGCATTAGCATCAAATTCTATAAGTTTTGGATACGACGGGACTATAAGACCCTGTTGTGCAGTAGATACCTATTTTTGGCCTGGACAAAATCGACACCAACTAGCAAACTATGATAATAATGTAGTAAAATGGTTTAATAATACTGAATTGGTATCATTAAGAACAAAACTACTAGATGGTAAATGGGACCCTATATGCAACATGTGCCGTACTAGAGAACAGCATGGTCAAGCTAGCACTAGACAAATATTTAATAATACATTAGATGATGTAGAAACTAGATTAAATAAAAACCTTCATACTTCTACCGCAGTCATACCTGATTTATCTAATATATTTTTATTGGATATAACAGTAGGTAATAAATGTAACAGTGCATGTTTGATGTGTAATGAATCTGCTAGTTCACTTTGGAAGAAAGAACAAGAAATCATTACTGGTGAAAAAATGAATTGGGTCACTCCAAATTGGTTCACCGAAGAAAATATACCAAATTTAATTGATAACTTACCTAATCTTAGTGCTATACAGTTTCTAGGTGGAGAGCCTACAATTAATGAACCTCATATATTTTTATTAAAACGATTGATTGCTCAGGGTAGAGCAAAAAATATAACATTAGGATATGTAACTAATTTGACCGGAGTATCAGATGAATTATTAGAGTTGTGGAGTCATTTTAGTACTAAACACATTACTATTAGTATAGATGGAGTAGGTCCAATAAATGAATATATCAGATACCCCTTCAGTTGGAATAAGGTAGTATCACAGTTAGAAAATTTAAAAGAAATTGCTAAACAGCATGGAAACTATCATATTGGATTAAGTCATACTGTAATTTCATTAAACTTGCTTACATTAGATAATTTAATTGATTGGTGGGAAACACAGATTGAAACTAATTCAAGTATATTAAAAAGTTTACCACACATACAATGTGTAAATAATCCTGATTATTTTGACCCTATATATATGCCGGATCAAATGAAAGAAAAAGCTAAAGATACTTTACAAAGAGTAATTCAATTGTCTGCTGACCGTAATTTAGGAGAAAAGTATACACCGGCTATTAATAACATACTTAATAATGTGATAAACAAACAAGTTGACAGTGAGTTGCAAACCACCAAATGGTTAGAAATGCAAAAATTTGTTAGTTCATTGGATAAGCATCGTAATAGAAATATATTTGATTACATCCCTTATATGAAAGATTATTGGATATAATATGGGAATGATGCTAAACACCGAGTCATTTTACTATCTTGATAGTACTAAAGAATTACGTAGTGGATCAGTATGGTGGCAACACTTGAATTTTGTAGATAGTGATTACTACTATTATGAATTCAAGCATATGTCAGTTTTTCAAATGTTTCCAATTGAAGATTTAATTCCTTTTAGAGACTTACAAAGAATAAGAGATAGAGAAATTAAATTGGTTATCAACAATAGCCATGAATCATTTCATAATATTGTTCAAGGTATATATGAAGGATTGATTGTAGCAGCTAAATTACCACCCAGTCAAATTGTATTAATGTCAGAATCCGCAGATATATTATTTGAAATTAGAAAATATAGTAAATTGTATAATGTAGAAGAAATGAAATGTGTATGGACACGAATTATGGAGTTTGACATAAAATCTAATAAACAATTGATGATGGCAACGGATAACTATATTGAATCAACTACACTACAAGATAAAGTATACAATAAAAAATTTATTAACTTTAATAGAAGATGGCGATTACATCGCCCCATGTTAGTTAGTTTATTATATGTTAATAACTTACTAGATAAAGGGTATGTTAGCATGGCTACAAGTGATGATAATAGAACATGGCAAACTGTTTGGAATAGCATGTTAAGTTGTCATGCAAATACCCCTGAGATAGTTACTCTTTTGAAGAATAATGAACAACAGATATTAAATATGCCAAACTTGTATATTGATACAAACGATTTAATTACAAACAGGGCAATATTAGATTCTTCTACAGATTACTTATACGAGAATACATATTTTAGTGTAGTATCTGAAACTAATTACTATACCAGCAATACATTTGAAGACGGAACCCCGAATTATAGTTATCAAGGGTTTGGTAGACAGTTAACTGAAAAAGTTTTTAAAACTATAGCAAATAAACATCCTGCACTATTAGTATCTCCACCTCACTCTCTAATTAAACTAAGAGAGTTAGGGTACAAAACATTCTCACCGTGGATAGATGAAAGCTATGATTTAGAGTTAAATGACTCTACTCGGATGTTAAAAATAGTAATAGAAATAAAAAGATTGTGTGAATTAACGCCTGACAAGTTATCAGAATTTTTAAATAATGTTAAATTAATCTGCGAATATAATCAAAAAGTATTATTAAATCAAACAACATTCCTAACACAACTAAATTGATGTACGAGAAACAGTAGTTTTTCCAAAGTTTCGTTTTCTACCAAAATACATATTTTCTAAGAAACGGTCTTCACTCATATCTTTATCTTCTGTTGTATCAAATTTATAAATTGCCGCAGTTTTTAAATTACTGTTATCTTGTATGTACCCCAAAAAATCAAAATTAAAACTTTGATATCGGGGCAAAGCACTTAAGTCTCGGTAATCAATAACATAGTTTCGTTGAAACTGCAATAGCTGTTCTCTAATAGGTGATTCAATGTTATAAGTTTCTTGCAAAAATGTATCTAGGGAATCAAATACATAGTTAATCATTTTGTCTTTGACCATATACAATGTAGTACGGTGCATTAGATTCCATCCAAACACTTCAATATTTCCAATTTTAGGATGATCAATTCTTCCACTGGTCATCCAGTTAGCAAAATAACTGCGTGTTTCTGCAAATTGTAATCTAAACCATATATCTTTTTTAACCCATTCATATAGATTTTCATAGAAAACCGAATAGTCTATATCTTGTTTTGCTAAGTATCTGGCTATGTAAGTTGTTAACCCATTGATGTGAAAAGTTTGTATAAAGCTAGACCATACTAGGGTATCTAGCATTGCCTCATGCGGTATAGTTTTTGTTGATACCACTACATCAATACTTTCATTTAAATCTTTATCACCGTAACTACCGCTCATGTAATCATATACAGCAACTGATTTTAATTTGTATAGTTTTTTCTGTAATAAATTCATCTCTGCGTTTTCTAGTAATTGACATTGTAGAATGTTAATTCCATTATGATTTCCTGCACGGAATATTTTCCAGAAAGCGTCTTTCCATGATTCTACAGTTTCACCGGGTAATCCTAAGATTAGTTCTGTGTAAACAGGTATATTATTCTTGTCGCATAATGCAAAAATTTCATCAATCTTGTGTTGGTCAAGATTCTTACGTTTGATATTTTCTAATACATCTTGATCCATGCTCTGTACACTAACAGTAAGCCCCTGTCCAAAGTTGGGTGATTCTGTAATAAGTTTCTTAACTATATCAACTACCTCATTCTTTTGATTCTTTGCCCATGTCATAGAGAAACTTTTTAAGTTGGTCCACTTCTTCTGTACTTCAATCAGCTTGTCTACTATCATGTTATCTCGTTCTACAAACATACCAAAGTTAGCATCAGTAATAGTAACAAATCCACAATGCTCCCCTATCCAATCTAACTCATCATATACTCGCTGTAAATCAAATTTCTTTACTTTGTTATATGTAAGACTGCCCCAATCACAAAATGTACATGCATAGGGACAACCACGATTTGTTTCTAGTGTGGCATTCCATATTATGTTAGGATTTTCTGATATTATTTTATCAAATATACCTGTCAGATATGGACTAGGAATCTCATCTAACTCACTTATACGTTTAGGATCTCCAGTATTAATCATTCCATTTGGAGAGTTAATTAACAGTCCTGATATATGAGTATAGTCTGAATCGAAATCTTCTAGTATACGTTTAAATGTCACTTCACCTTCCATTTTGATTACTAAATCCATAAACGGTTCTTTTTCAAACAATTTAGTATCTTCAATTGCAGGTTCCGGACCACCAAACACTATGGTGCATTTAGGATTAATTACCTTTATCATGTGAGCCAATTTGTAATTGTAACGATGGTTCCAGACATACGTTGAGAAGGCCACTAAATCACTGGTGCTAAGTTTTAATGCTAATTCATCAATGGGTTCTCTACGCCATACCAAATGATGCAATTCCCAAGACTCTTTGATTTGTTCATCACTTAATGCGTAACTTAAAATTACTCCAGCAGAATATGGTAAGTAATAAGCATTGAATTCTTTAGGTCCTTGCTGAAAATTTGGTTGTACGAAACTAATTTTCTTTTTCTTCATCTATTATTTACTAAATAATTTTAATTAGTATATTAAATAAGGAAATTTTGTGACAACAGTAGCAATGATTGGGGTAGGTAAATTAGGACAAGAATGTGCTGAAGTTATGGCACAACATTACGATGTGGTGGGTTATGATGTAGAGGATAGAAATCCTGCTTTCCCTATGAGAAAAACAATTGAAGATGCGGTAAGTGGTAGAGATATTATCTTTATTGCAGCACCTACAGCACACGATCCAATATACGGCGGAGAAACTCCAACTAGTCATTTACCTAACAAAGATTTTGACTATTCTATCGTTACTGGCATTCTGACTGAAGTTAACAAATATGTAAACAAAACTCAATTAGTTGTATTGATTAGCACTGTATTGCCCGGCACAGTTCGTAATATATTAGAACCTTGCATCACTAATGCTAGATTCATTTATAATCCATATCTTATTGCTATGGGTACCACTAAGTGGGATATGGTAAATCCTGAAATGATTATCATTGGCACAGAAAATGGTAGTATAACCGGCGATGCAAAAGAATTGATTGAGTTCTATAAAGTGTTCATTGAGAATGATCCTAGATATGAAGTAGGGACTTGGGATGAAGCCGAATCTATAAAAATCTTCTATAATACTTTTATATCTACTAAAGTTGCATTGGTTAATATGATACAAGATGTTGCTGAAACAAATGGTAATATCAATGTAGATGTTGTCACTAACGCATTATCAAAAAGCACACATAGAATTACTGGACCTGCATATATGAAAGCTGGCATGGGAGATGGCGGGGCATGTCATCCAAGAGATAATATTGCATTACGTTATCTAGCAGATAGATTAGATTTAGGATACGATTTGTTTGATGCTATAATGAAAGCACGAGAAGTACAAGCAGAACGCATGGCTAAAAAATGTTTGCAGTACGGCAAAAATGCTACTATTATCGGTAAAGCATATAAGCCTAGTGTACCGTATACAAACGGAAGCGGTAGTATGTTAGTAGGGCATTATATAGAACAACACGGTGGAACAGTTAACTACTATGATGCTAATACTGGTGATTTAGATTTGAAAACAGATAGCACAGATGTATATTTAATTGGTTACTGGGAACAATGGGTTAGGGACATTGATTGGAAAACAGAATCAAAACGAATTTATACTTTTATTGATCCATGGCGTGAAATGGGTGATGTGATCGGACATAAGGTTATTCATTATGGTAATACTAGGAAGATTAGTTAATGACCCCTACAACACTATTGCTAAAAATATGGCCAGAATTACAAAATCACCTAGACAAAATACATATTATTGATTCTCACTTACATACTTCATTTCCTATTACCGACGATGAAATAATTATAAAAGATATACTACAAGCAAAAAAAGAAGGAAAAAGTAAGTTTTTATTTTACTTAATAAGTGAAGGAATTGTATTACATATACTTCAAAAGATTCATAATATTGCTAGTTTACTAAAAAATGATATAGATTCTAAAGATTTAATTTATGTTTGCGGCGCACCTGATGGGGCAGAGGTATATGAAAAATTACATAAACAATACTTTTGGGAAAATAAAATTTCAATAATATCAGTCAACGCACATTGGTTTAGTTTAAATTATTCAATATTAAGTTCTTTGCCAGTTGAATATAATAGTAAATTAAAAGAAAAAATATTTTTATGTTTTAATAAAATGCCTAGAAAGCATAGACTAGACTTGTTAGAGTTAATGATACAACATGACTATATTGATAAAGGATATTATTCATTTGAAGGTCCAAACTTAAATTGGGATTTGTTATCCGATGATTATATAAACATAAAAAAGAATCGCAATAAATTCCCACTAAGATTGAATATTACAACAGATAGAAGTAATCCAGTTGATATTATACCAGATGATATAAAATATTTTGATGATAGTTATTTTAGCGTAATAACGGAAACATTTTTTTATACGGATCCTATGTATGGGGTTGACTCTCTCTTTATAACTGAAAAAACACTTAAATGTTTGGGCTGTGTGCATCCTTTTGTCATGTTAGGTAGACCATATTCATTAAAAGAATTAAAAAGAATAGGGTACAAAACATTTAGTCCATTCATCGATGAATCATATGATTCTATTGAAAATAACGAAGAAAGATTGATAGCAGTCTTTAACGAAATACAAAGATTGATGTTAAAAACAAATATAGAATGGTTAGAATGGCAAACTAATATAAAAGAAATTGTAGAACATAACAAGCAGCACTTCCATTCATCAACTGATTATAGCACAACCAAAGACATTGAGAAATATTTCATATAAGCAGTAGCTGTTTAAATATAAGATGCTACGAGATGTCTTTTATTACGGCTCTAAACCCAATGTTCACCCAAGAGAAAAATTTGCAGCTTCAATAGAAGATGCTAGAAATCAATGCACCACTGAGCATTTTTGGGTAATCAACGAATATTGTGAGTATCGCAATTTTGATTGGGACTGGGATTTTGAATTTTTACCTGATGAAGATGTATGGGCAGAAGAACACAATAATGTATGGCCTAGCTATCATCAAAAAGATAGTGGCACTTGGTTATGCCCTAAACAAGATAGTGAAATAGTTATCTATCGTGCTGATGTTGATCCACTAAAAAGAAAAAACGAAAAAAATAACAATTGGGTACTATTAGATTTAGTTGATGAAACTAAATTTGATTTCAGCTGGCACCCAGATCCAACTAGCCCTCCATATGTATATGTATGGGGCAATAAATGGAATCCAGTAGAATTACAACCAGTATTAGAATATCATGCTCCTGATTCACATGAGGTTGATCGTAAGTATATGGATCAAATAGTTGAATTATTACCCAACGAACATTTCAAAGAAATACTACCTATTGATAAGTCTAAGTTTGATTTGTCATGGAGACCTGATCCAAGAGAACCTCCGTTTATCTATCTTTGGGGCAGCAAGTGGAATAAAGCAACAGTTGAACCAGTATTAGTTTATTACTGTCCCGGAGCAACGGATAAAAAATATCTTGATAACCCTATCAATTTACTGCCTAGCATGGCTAATTGGGAAGTACCAAACAACATCGATACTGCTGCGTTTGATTTTAGTTGGAGACCCAATCCAAATGACCCACCTTACATATATCAACTGGGAACACAATGGCAAAAGACAGGTGGTCCGCGCTATATTTCACCCGAAATGCCTAGATTGAGTTCTGGTGAAGCTATTGGTCAGATAAAATATATTGACACACCAAAAGCAAAAAGATTGCCCAATAATGAAAATTGGAAAGTATCAACTGATATAGATGTTAGTAATTTTGATTTTAGTTGGCATCCTGATGATACTAGTCAACCATATGTTTATAGATTTGGTACAATATTAGATAGAGATGATGGTCCTAGATATATTACACCCAATAACACCGGTGAATCAGTTTATATGGAAAGAATAGTTTTATCAAAGCCAATAGAAATATCTTATCCTAAATATTTATTGTCTACCTCATTAGAAGATTTGATCAATCAACACCCTGACGAAATATTTTGGGCAGTAAATCCCCACATAGACTATACTAATTTTAATTTTGATTGGAAACCTAGTATTGAACAATCACAATACATTCAAGTATTTGGTTCAAGTGAAAACACCAAAACACAAACTTTCTTAGTAAATTCTGTTATGTGGCTCAAGGGGAACACCGAGTATAATTGGGTAGAAGAACAAGTAAAAAACAAAATTGATATGTTCTTTGTTGATAGAAGTAATAGCGAATCACAAATTAGATTTGAAAAACTCAAAATTAAATTTCCAAACATAACAAAAACAAGATATTTAAACAGTTGGGTCGATACAATAAATCGCTGTATCAATCGTTCTACTAGTAATTTATGCTGGATACTCAATAGTGAATTAGATTACGATGGGTTTGATTTTGACTATTATCCTAACCCATGGCAAATGAAGATGGTTCATGTGTTTGGTACTCAATGGAGTCATTGGGGAACAACTTACTTGGTCAATAGAGAAATTTTCCCCCAAGATACTAAGTATATAAAAATTATTGAACATCTATCTAACTTGAATTTTGTTAAAACTATAAAAGCTAAAGCATCTAATGTGTTGTATGATATAGTTTACATAGACCACGGCAATAAAGATTTATCTGATATCAATAACTTAATTGTTAAGTATGAAACTAATTATTTGAATACTTTTAAGATTATGTTGGATAAACTTCCGGTCAAGAAAGAACATTATGTATGGGTAACCAGTACGATATGTGATTATAAAGACTTTGATTTTACTTATATCTGTGATCCATTTTCCAAAGAACATTTGCATGTATTTCCCAGTGATAGGCAAAAGTTTGGAGATACATTTTTAATTGATGTTAATAAACTTAGAACATTAGTTAGTGAGATGAACTCTTTGGAAGAGTACGGTAAAATTAACTATAATCAACATCAAAGAGTAAAACGATTATCTGCCCCGGTTATTATTACACCAGATGATACACATGTTTCTAGTGTGAATGCTGATTTTAGTTTTCCGTATGCTGTATTTGTGACTGAAGATAATAAAAATATCAATATGGTTGATACTGAACCAATGAATTTATGGAGCAATGAAACTAAAAATATTACTATTACTAGCACGGGAGGAACAAGAATTATAGTTCCAAAAGAAGCTAAACAGTATGTAAAGAAAGAGTTATACGATTACCCCTACATCATTACAAATAGCAAACTTCTAGAATCTAACCCGCTAGACATTGTATTCTTTAGTAACGGTGAAACTAGTGCAGATAAAAATTATGAACACTTGTTAAAAATAACACAGGGGTTACCTAACAAAGTTACTAGAATAGATGGTATAAATGGTCGTGTGAAAAGTCAACATACTGCTGCAAATAGTAGCAATACAGCATGGTACTTTTTGGTAAATGCCAAACTAAAAGTAACAGCAAAATTTGATTTTAATTGGCAACCAGACAGATTACAGATACCAAAACATTATATTTTTCACGCTACTAATCCAGTAAACGGACTAGTGTATGGGCATCAAGCTATTGTTGCTAACAATAAGAAACTCACGTTAGAGAACTTTGGAACTGGCTTAGACTTTACTATGGATAGTGAACACGAAGTTGTCCCGGTTAACTGTGGTATAGGTATGTATAACAGTAGTGAGTGGGATACCTGGCGTACTGCGTTCCGTGAATGTATTAAACTTAAAGCATCTGAAACAGAAGAAAATGAAATAAGATTAAATACATGGCTAACATTAGCAATCGGGGACTTTGCCGAATATAGTTTACAAGGTGCCCAACATGCTGTACAATATTATGAACAAGTCAACGGTGACCTCACACAATTACGACTAAGCTATGATTGGGTTTGGTTAAAAGAAAAATTTAATAAAATATATGGAATTAGAACAATATAAAAAAAAGATTGTAGAATCAAGACCACTAGAACCTGATGCGGATATTAAGCATCTTGCTATGTTGCAGGCTATTGCACCTTATGCAAAAGCTAAAGTTCAAAAAAATGTAACTACTATTGATATAAAATATGCTTATAGAAAAACAAAGTTATTATTAATACTCTGCCCAGAATGGGCACCAATGTTTCCTCCCTTTAATCTTGCTAGATTGTCAGCAGTAGCAAAAGGTGCCGGATACGAATCTACTTGTATTGATTTGAATGTAAAAGCATACAATTTGTCTAAACAATGGCAGAGTAATGGACTTATTGATTTTAATCCATGGGACGGGGCAAGAGATTGGAAATGGTTAGCACAAGACTACTATAGTGGTATACATCCGCATCTAAGTATTTTGTTAAATGAATACATAGAACAGATTGTTAAAAATCCCCCTGACGTTATAGGATTTACAATGTACTACACAAATGCAGAACCAGTAAAGTACATGGTAAAAGAATTAAGAAAAAGATTACCAAATATTAAAATATTAGTCGGTGGACCTAACATTAGACCTTGTCAAGAACCGCATCACTGGAGTGGGGAAGATGATAACATGTTTGATTATGTTATTAATGGCGAAGGTGAATTACTTCTTTTAGAAATTTTAGAAGAAATTGAAAATGGAATAGTTCACGACAAGGTTCAAAGACTATCTCAACCAGAAGAACAGAGATTAAATTTGAATGACTTGCCTATGCCTGATTATTCTAATTTCGATTTTAATGAGTATGAATTTCCAAATGGAGTTAATAGTGAACTAAGTAGAGGCTGTACTGCAAAATGTACCTTTTGCGAAGAAACACATTTTTGGAAATATCGTCAACGCATGGCTACTGATGTATTAAAAGAAATAGAAACACTGTACTATGAAAAAGGAACTGACATTGTTTGGTTCATTGATAGTTTGGTAAATGGAAATCTAAATGAACTCAGAGCCTTCTGCAAAGGAGTCATTGCTAAAGGCATGAAAATTAATTGGACAGGCTATGCAAGATGTGACGGTAGAATGGATTTAGAATTCTATCAAGATTTGGCTGATTCGGGTTGTCGCATGTTAAACTATGGAATAGAGTCTGGTAGTCAGCCTGTATTAGATGATATAGATAAAGGTGTTACTATTGCTGAGATGGAACAGAACTTTAAAGATGGGAAGAAAACTGGTGTAAGTGCTTTTACTAACTGGATAGTAGGGTTCCCAACAGAATCATATCAAAATTTTTCAGATACGATGACTTTTTTATGGCGAAATAGAAATAACAATATAGATAATATTGCTGCTGGATTTGGGTTTGGTTTAGGAATGGATACTATTGTCGGACAAAACCCTGACAAATTTAATCTACTGGCACATAAGTATGCAGGTGGATGGATAACTAAAGATTTCAAACTTTCTAAATTTCATGTTATGGTTAGAATGAAAGTGTTTGCAGTATTCTTGCAGCACCTATTAACCGAAAAATCAGTAACAATACCACAACGCGGTAATCTACCAATGCATCATTATAAAATTGTGTTTGATGATCCAACATTGCAAAAAGAAATTGAATATGAAAATTTTGATTACAACATAATACATCCTGGTATCAATCCTTTTGCTGATAGTTTAGTAAATGAAATATTTACATTGTTTAGAATATTGTGGCGAACACGCGGAGGATTTACTGCTACTATTAAATTTGACCAAGATTTAGATATGATAGAATTTGGTGAAAGAAATGCTGGACCTTATTGGGCTAATCATAATTTTACTATAGATGATGAAGGTAATTGGAAAGCAAACTTTGATTATCATTATCAGCAACCAATTGCTATTATTAATCCAGCAGACCCGTTATCAATAAAGTCACCGTTTTTTGCACAAGATTATTCTAGACAGCAATCTAATGCATCCATTAGGGCTAGAAAACTAGCTAAACCAAAATGGGGAGAGGGTGGTAGAAATCATGATGAATTTATGGAGTTGATAGAGGAAGAAAAATATTTAAATAGTACAATTGACTTTTCCTTTAAACATAATTGGCAAGGTGAAGGGTCGTGGGCAAACTCTGAAAAATATATTGTAGCTGTTCCTAGTTCACATACAACATCCCCAAAACATTATGCACCTATTAAATTTGACAAACTAGAAGCTAAGTCAAGTTGAAATAGTCATAGATTTATCTACCCGAACTAGCTATAAATAATAGCTAAGGGTAGATAAACACGATAAGAAAAATAATAAGTCTTACTGTCCTTCGTTATGCCTTTGTGGCTAATAGTTAATTCTACCTTTTATAAAAAATATAATAATAAAAGGATCGATAATGAATTTAAAACAATTAGTGGCGGCACTGGGTATAGGTATTTGTGTGCTGGCTCAAGCACAATCAGACCCAATTGTGACTCAATCTACCAGTGACAGCAAGACTAGCAGCATCAGCGACAGCAAGACCACAGTGGTCAGCCCTCCTCCTAGTGCTATTGCACCCAGCGTTACCAGCATCAATTCAGACATTTGCGTCACAGGCTTTAGTGGTGCTGCACAAACACAAATATTTGGCATCAGCTTTGGCGGCACACGAATTGACTACAACTGCGAACGTCTAAAGTTAAGCAAGACTCTGTATGACATGGGCATGAAAGTGGCTGCTGTTGCTGCCATGTGTCAAGACCGTAGA